TGGCTTTCCAGTCCTTCATGTGGGTGTTTCCTCTCATCCATCCGTTAGCCTCGTAATGATCATAGAAGTATTCCGGGTCAATGTTGTTTCCACGCTCTTCACAATACGCACGAATTTCTTCCACCGTGGGCTTTACAAAACGTCGTTCCTTGTGTTTTTTAGTCGTGGGCGCAGCGGAAGGTTTACTTCCGCTATCTATACTTTCAGTCTTACTTAACTCAGTCTTACTTAATTCAGTCTTATTAGCGTTAACTTTTTTAACATCTGGAAGTAAAGTTTTTTTACTTCCCATGGAAGTAAAAATTTTTAACTTCTTGATGTAAAGCTTGTTTGGCTTATTGAGTCCTTGCCGGACAATATCAAGTAAGTCATATTCAACGAGTTTCTTCATAGCTTTTACGCATGTGGGATGTGAAATATTCAATGCTTCTTGCAACTCTTCCTGTGCGAAGATGAAGAAAATGTCGTCGTTCTCGTCTACCCATCCGTTGTTCCTGGATAGGTTGAACCTGTCGCGGAGAAGTGCATACATTACCTTTGCACTCATCGGCAGATTCTTGTAAAACGGGTTCGTGAATAATGCTTTAGGGAGTTGATAGAATTGTTCGTTGTCTATATCCCCTAATTTATATCTTTCGCTCATTTCAAGCTCCTTATCCTGTACCATCCGGCGCTCATGTTGGGACTTGGCCTTGCTTCGATATAGCCTTTATTTTCCAGGTCGTCCATTATCTTTAGGACTTTGGCTTTATCTGTGTCTAATAGCCATTCCGCAAGCGCGGCGATCTGAATGTTATCCTCGATACCGACATAACCTAGAAACGCTTTTTCTCGTAAGGTTAAATCATCAGCGTCTAGGTATTTTACGGGGATGAAAATACCTGTAAATTCCATGTTAATCTCTCCCTCTAATCTGTTGAAACCTTTCTCTCATCGCCTTTGCGTCGGGACCGTGCGCCCGTTCGTGGCAGTCCCGGCACAGCACGATGAGGTTATCTAAATCACTCGTCCCGCAGTGGGAACGGAACACGATATGATGGATTTCCGCAGCCGGTGCGCCGCAGTTCTCACATACGCCGCCAGCCCGTTCATAGGCCGGAAGGCGGTTCTTTCGGTATAGCGTGTCGTCGCGGCGCTTTCTTTTATTCATCTTCGGGCCTCCAATCATCAATGAGCGCCTGGACCCATTCCCGGTCCTCGACGTTCGCCCCGATCTGGGCCGCTTCATCGATGAGACAATCAATCAAGCGGCTCATATCGTGCGTGTCATACACGCTTGAGCCGGCGTAAAGGTGCAGGACCGTACAGCCCTTGACCTTGCTGGTCCCGGTGTCAATGGCAATCCAGCCGATGCCGTTGTGACGCCAGTCCCGGCACACGCTGGCTGCCAGTTTCTGCTGGACACATATCGGCGTGAATCCTTGGGAATCCTGGATTGCACCGCGATATACTTCCTCTTTGCTGACATATTGGCCGTCGCTGGACAGCTTTTCCGCTATTCGCTGACACAACAGCCAGCAGTAGGAGTTGGCATTTAATGAGCGCTTTTCCGAATGACGTTTTATTTCAATAGAGTAATCACCGTCAATACGGATATTATTCAAGTCTTCGGTGAGCGGTGCGGGAATCAGCAGCATATAGCCGCTGTTCCCTTTGAGCACCTGGACCCCTTTTGAATGGAATTTCATGCTATACGCCTTCCATCAGTGCGGCGTCGTCTTTGGCCTTCGCTGCATCGACTAATTTATCGACGTTTTCGTAGAAGGCCTTTGCCTCTGCAAGGGACAATTCCTTGAAATGTCCCTTATTGAATTTTGCTTTGAGTAACGGCCCGATGAACATGACGGCCTCATTTGCTCTAGCCCAGTCAATGACAAGCTGGTAATAGTCATCAACAGAAGTGGGCTTTTTTTGCGCCTGAGACGAGCTGGACGCGTTTTTTTCGGCCTGTACACCTGTCTTGGTGTAATTACCCTTGGGGATATCGTTTCGCGCGTTATAACGGCTCTGAGGTGAATTATTCCATGTATCGGCGTCCTTGTTGTCGTCGATACAGAACAGGCCATTCAACGCATACTTGCGGGCGTAGCTGGATGCACTGCCAGTTACCTGGCTGTCGTCCATGCCTTTGCGGGCCAGCGCTTCGCGGGCATAAGCGCTAGTCTTGATTTCGTCGCCGTTGTCGGCGTCGATTAATCGTGCTTCTGCTTGTACATAAAAGCGGTCGCCAACGGTTTTGATTTCATCCGCGATGGTCAGCACCAGCCCATGACTGCTTAGTAAAGGCTTGACCGCTTCCAAAATATCTTCACACGAGCGGTAACTGTAGCCGCCGAATTTGTTGTACTGGCCTTTCGGCGCTTTCAGCTCCGACTGTACGGCCATGAGTTTCTTGTAAATTGTCTTTTCCATGAGTCACACCTCACTTGATCTGAATGTTTACCCGTTCTTCCAGCTCAGCACCTGGAACATCTTCCCCGCATGTCAAGGCGTTTCTGATGGCTGTCTTATCGACTTTCGGCGGCTGTGCAATCAAGAAGGTTTCCGGCAGCCTCTTTTCATCGGTAATGGTAACAGCCTTGCTCTTTCTCCAGCCGATGGAAAATTCCGTTTCCTTGACCTTTTCGCCGTCGAGGACGTTGGCAAGGTAGCTTTCCAGCTGTGCGGCCTTGTTTTCTGCTGCTTTCTGCCGTTTATAGAAGACTTCTTTTTCTTCTTTAAGGGCCTTTGCATCGGCCTTCAAGTTTTTAATCCACAAGGCAATGTTGCGGATCTTTTCGTTCCGTTCCATTTTCAGCAGGGAAAGTTTTTCCAGGTCGATGATTTCCCCGGTTTCCATGTTGACCGTCGTGCCCGGTTCGACTTCTACGCAATTCAGAATTGCACTGTTGATTTCATATAAGTTTGCCATGGTTTAGGCTCCTTTCTTTGTGTCGTTGAACCAACGACTACGGTCAAACAAAACGGCGTCTTTGCCGTCCTGCAATACTTCTGTCAAATCATCAATGAAGTCAGATAAATCAACTTCATTGATTTGCTTCAAGTTCCCGATATGGACGTCAAGGAACTTTAAGTTGTCGGATAATTCGTCCGTCAGTTCCGGGAAGCAACAGTTCCCTTCAAAACTTTTAGCTGCTGAAATTAAAGCTTCGGCTTCATAGACAATGTCGTCGTTTTCGGGAAACTTTTCTTTCAACAGCGTCCCAATCTTCATACAGGTATCTGCCAGTTCATGGGATACACTGCGCGAAAGGTTACTAAGCTGTTCGTACGGAGTTTCAAACGGCCACGGTTTGCGTCCAAAATCATCTATATCCCTTGCTCTCATTGACTTCCTCGACTTTCTGCCTTATAATTAAGGCAATAAACTAAATATCCAAGCATTTGGCCTCTGTAGCTCTCTCGTAACCGTCGGGAGAGCTACTTTGTTATTACGATTTTTTGACCCACTTTTAAATCAGCATCCGGCGCGATGTCATTCAGCTTCGCAAGGTCGTAAATGACTTTGCGAATATCTTGGTCATCGCCGGAGATGCCGGCAGCTATGTCCCAAAGGGTTTCCCCTTCTTCCACATAGTGGACTTTGGAGATTTCCGCCGCTTTCTGCTCATAGGCCAGCTTCGCGCCTGCGTACCAGCCGACGCCACAAGCCGTGGCAAGGGCCAGGGTGAATACAATCGCGCTGGCAATCCGCTTGAAAAGCTTGCGATCATGCTGCTTCCCTTCCGGTGCATGGTCACGTATTTCTATAGCTTTCACTGTTCATCACTCCTTTCAATGCTTCGCAAATTCGATTCAACTTTTCTTTCAAGGCTCTGTTCTCTTCGGACAGGGCCTTATTTTTGTCTTCGAGCTTTTCCCATTCCAGCGGCCCGTGCGCTGGCTCTTCGTATTCACAAAGAGCCAACACATCCGCCACCCGGTAAAATGTGCCAGGGAGGCCGTACAGGCGATGTAAGCGCCCGTCGTTCTCCATACGGCAAATGGTCTGCCGGGAACAATGGAATAGTTCTTGTAGTTCTTCGGAGCTATAGCATAGTTTCATAGCCATCAGCTCCTTAGTGGCCTGCTTCCTGGTCGTCACGTTCAATCATTGGCAGAATGTCGTGACTCTTGAGAAATTCGTACAGGAACAAGCACCCTTTCTGCGTCCATTCCGTCTGCATGTTGCAATCCGGTTTTCCGTCTGTATGGACAAAATCAAATGTCTTGCTATGCGTGTAGCCTTTAGCCTGGTACTTCGCATACAGGAACCACTGTTTCCCGATTTTATAGATGACATGCAGTTCGTGAAGCAGTTTGTTGAATCCCGTGGCACTCATGCCATAATCTTTAGCAATGGCCGTCGTTGTAACGGTTCCCTTGCTTGATAAGATACGGTCGGTGTAATCAGCCTTGGGTTTCAGTTCACCGATTACCTGTTTCGCACTGGCCGCTTCCAGTTCGGCGTGTTTCCGTGCTTCTCGTTCGGCTTTCAGCTCCGTGGCCAGTTTGATAAGCGTGTCTGGATTCAACAGGGCTTCTTCTATCTTTTCCGGCGTCATATATGCCCCGTGTTTGCGGATTGCCGGGAGAACTTCATCCGCTAGAACAGCTTGGAACTTCTGAGCAACTTCGTTGCTGGCTTTGAAGCCGAGGCGGTACACCATGTTTTCCGGGAGGTAATCATCTTTCCGCACTTGTGCGGAAAATCCAAATTCAGATAAATAGCGGTTAACTCTATCCCACATAACGTAATCCACGCCATTCTTTTCACGGGTAAATCCAAATCCTCGTGCCACGTCTTCGGCATTCAGATAGGCCGTTCCGGTTTCCTTATCCAGGTATCCGCGGACGTTGTTGATATTCAAAACTTCGTTCATGGTTATCTCCTTTCTGGTATAATCTCCTTATGAGGTTGTATAACAACCGTTTTCTTTTTATTTAACTACATTAGGTTGTTTAAATTTGTCAAAAAAAATATCTTCCATCTTAATACCAGAATCTCTTTCAATTCTAAGCATGATTGACGGAGATGGGACCGCAGTTCCGTTTTCATATTTGCTCCACGCTTGTTGAGAAACGCCATACATTTTTGCCATTTCTTCTTGCGAGCGTTTCCCACGATATTTAATAAGTTTATCTCTCACGTTATCACCGCCCTTCTCGCTTGTTTTTAACTACCTTACGATGTAAGTATACACAACTTTTGGTTGTGTGTCAAGAGAAGAAATACAACTATTTTTCTTTTGTGAATCACTACTAATGGTAGTAAAATATAATCATAAAATCAAACGAGAAAGGGGTCTTGAAATATGTTCTCTACACAGCTAAAGAAATACCGCAAAAACAATGGATACACGCAAAAACAACTGGCAGAAGCAGTTGGAGTAACACAACAGGCTGTTGCTAAGTGGGAAACGGACAAGGCCTCGCCAGATCCGGAAATGTTACAAAAAATAAGTTCAATGTTGAATGTTACGGTTGACAGCTTACTGGATGGGGCAACACCCAAAGATAAAAGCAAAACGCCGAAAGACTTGAACAAATTCTTACAGCAGTCTGAAATCATTTTCGATGGCGATACCTACAATCTAACAGATGAAGAACGGGAATTGGTCATAAAGTCCCTTGAGGTTGCCTTTTCAGCGGCAAAACGAGCGAACAAACGCAAAAAAGGCGACACTCCTACTAAATGAGGTGTCGCCTTATGGTCAGAAAAAATATAAAACTACGCGTCAAGAACCTGGTACGGAAAATGGGGACAGCCAGTCCCTTACAAATAGCCGATATGATGAGGATACCCATTGTATACGCCGAACTGCCTAAAGGTATCCGCGGGTATCTTACAAGGCCGTTGCGCCGGAAGGTAATCGTGCTCAACGACAAACTGGACGAACGGGAAATACCGATTGTTGTTGCTCATGAGTTAGGCCACGCACTGATGCACGGAGCGGCCGGGACGTTCCACGCCGATACCGTGAACTATTGCAATGCCCGGAGTGAATACGAGGCCAATATGTTTGCGCTGTATCTTCTATCCTACTGCTACGACATAGACGAACGGCTGTTACAGGCTGCCCCCAGGAATCGGGACGTAATGACATATAAAGAAGCCCATTCATTACTCTGTCACTGCATCGAAAACGAATAGGATGTTACAAAAAAACATTTAGAAAGGCGGTGCTTCATTGGGTGTACTTGTAAGTATTTTGACAACTGTTTTAGGGATGTATCTTTTTACGATATTTAGCGAAAAGGAAAAGCCACTTTCAAAATCTGGCTTCATGACAAGCTGCATCGTCACACTTGTTTTGTTCGCCGCTTTAACTTATTGCTTCCATCAGCTGGCATTTGAAAACAGGTGGGATTATCACAACTATAGAATGGTCAATGATTATATCCATTCTTTGAACAACAAAGAAAAAGAAAAATTCCAAAAAGCGTTAATTTCCCAAAAGGCCAATATAGATAAAAAATACGGGGTTGGGCATGATATGTCTGGCAATAAATATGACTCTGCGGATACTATTGCTATAGAAAATTCAGAAAGATTCGGTGTATATGCTAATCCGTTAAAGGTTGAGGAATATTTTGACGATGACGCTTACTATTATTGGGATCATATCTATTATTTCCATGGCGCTATTTATCTCGGAGCTATGTATTGTTTATATCGTCGCAGGGTAAAACAAAAATAAGCCCGTATCGAAGCTTGAACCTCTCCTACTTATAGAAGCGAGATATTCTTGATTGAAACAGTACCAGCCTTGGCAGCTGAAACTAATACACGCTTAATGCGTTTTAACGCATACATGCGTTAAATATATTGATTTCAACGCAGACCTGCGTTAAAGGAGCGATGAAAAAATGAAAAAGTTGTTATTAACGCTAATTGCTTTACTTGTATTTAATTGCCCTGTATTTGCTTCCAATTGGATTTCTGTTGGAACAACGGCTGATGGCTCGGAATATTCAATAGATATTAGTAGCGTATCAACGCATAATTTAACCCAGTTAGAAGAAAATCAAAACCGCGTAGCAGAAAGAATGGGCTATAAAGGGGCTAACGTTCCATACAAAATCCTATGGGTACATATAGCGAACGCTGACGGAACTACATCAATTCAACATATAAAAGTGTATCAAGACAAGACTATGGCCGTATTAGGATTCGCGAACTATGACAGCGCTGGCAACGTAATTCATTCCGTTCCAGATGGATACTCCGCACCGGATAGTATCTATCCTGGCTCGATAGGCGAAGCATTATATAAATTTGCATATCCTTTTAATTCATAGTTACGGGCACAAAAATAAGCCTGTATCACGACATACAGGCTTACGAGGAGGGATTTTATCATGGATTCTAAAACGTTGAAAGCATTGCAGTTCTTTTATGATAGAGGCCCCACGCCTTTTCTCAAATTGAATAGCTACTTAGGTGAATTTTCCGCCGAATACCGTTATCTCCTCACTACAGGCATGATTGAACGTACTCACTGCGGACAGATGGTTGAAGTCACAATTACCGGCAGGGAAGCTTATGAACGGAACGCCCCAACAAGCAACGTGAGCATCACAGCTTGGATAGCTATAGTTCTGCAAATCATCAATATGGTATTGTCGCCTCATGACTACAGTATACCACACATATTGAAGAATTGTACAGTAGGATTATTCAATCAAGTATGTCAATGGTTCTCTATGTTCGCCGCGCAAAAATAAGCCCACACGGCAGATACCATGCGGGCCTATTTCCATCCCAGTATGAAAGGCAAATGGAGACAGCGGCCAGCCCCAGGAGCAAGGGAATTCTAACCCGCACCGCGCCCCGTGGAGCTGACGGCACTCGCAAAAGGCTACTCCCATTCCGGGAACCCAGCTTTATTCCTTCACAAGCTGGCCTGTTTCTATTATACCATTCTTAGTAATCAGAAGCCAGTTTTGTTGCATAATGCAGGAGCTTCTTTACACGGCAGATTTCGTCAAGCAGTCGTTCAACTGCCACGTCCTCTCCCTGTTCATCGCGGAGCATGATATAAAGTACGCGATAGAAGTTGTCGGCCGCTTCCAGGTGCAGAATAGCCTTCTTGATATGCGCCTCGAATTCTGGCGTCCAGTGTTCCGTACAATAGGCTTTTTCGGCTTCATCCCAGCCCATATCTAAGTAGTAGCGCGCGTTTTCATACAGCATCCTGTCCCGTTTTTCGGGCGTATCGACGAATTCATATACATCCTCGTCGGCTGTCGGCTTGATCGCGTACCGGTTCCCGCTTTTGTTCATCTTCAAATACATTTTCATGATTTTTCTCTCCCTTCACTATATAGCCTTGGCAGGCGGCGGAATCTGACGTTTCTAAAAAATATTTTCCGCCTTCACTAGTAACAGGACAGAAAGAACCATTTTAAGTACCAATTTTTTCAAAAAAATGCAACGTATTTATTTTGTTCCAACTTCACGGCTGGTCAATCTAGGAGGCAGTTATGTATAATATCAATCACAACTTTACATACCGTCAGAAGGATAAAGGCTGGCAGGTCATACTATCTTACAAGGACGGTGATAAATGGCGTCAGAAGAGCAAACAGGGCCTAAAAACCAAGCAACAGGCAAAGGCCGCTGGCGACAAACTATTGGCAGAATTACAGCGGACGTTCGTACCGTCGAGTAATGAATTGGCAGATATTACTTTGCGCGACTTTATCCCGATCATGTTACGGGATAAGCAGGAACTGGCTTTGTCGAGTCAAAAGGCGTATAAGAAAACAGCTGTATTTTTCGATGAATTAGCCGACAAGCCGCTACGTAGCATCACGCGGCAGCAGATAATTGCTATACTGAATGAAAAGAACCAATACGCCCCCAAAACCAAGGAACTACGGCTTACTACGTTGCGGAGCATCCTAAACCATGCCCGGACCAATTACGGGCTTGTATCCATTAATCCTGCATCAAGGATACAGATACCGCGTCCGAAAGAAGCAAAGAAAATACGGGCCATATCCGCCATGGAATTTCAATCGCTTATAGATAGCAAGGTCCGCAAAGGCTGTGAATACTATAAAGATATTGTAATGGTCGCTTACTATAGTGGGATGAGATACGGGGAGATAATCGCACTAGAATGGGGAGATATAGATTTTCACCACTGCACAGTAACGGTAGCCAGGCAAATCAAGCAACAGCCGTCAGACGGCAAGCCTGTATATGCAGTCGGCCCGCTGAAAACGCAAAACTCATACCGAACAATCCCCATCCCAGCCCTTCTTGTTGAAACGCTGGAGAAGGTATCACGGACGGCAGATAGGGTATTCCCTCTCGCATCCCCGCATACACATAATGTCAACCAGTGGATACAGCGAACGTTGCCGCACACCTCCATACATGATATGCGTCATTCATACGCAACAAATCTAATCGCCAACGGCGTGGATGTACAGACGGTCGCGGCCCTTTTGGGTGACACAATCAACACGGTCATTAACACATACTTAGACTTTACGGAAGATATGAGACGAGCAGCGTCTGACAGCGTGAATCGGATATTCTCAAAATGATTTTTGACGAATTTTTGACGAGCCGTAAGGAATCGCTTATTTTATGCGCTTTTACGGTATTAACAGACAACGTTAAATTATCGTAAGTAATGTACAGAATAGTACAAAATTGTTCAAAATGGCCTAAATAAGCGCTTTTTTCGCTTAACATTTATTGATTTGGTGCCAGATTTGGTCACGTTGTATCACATTGTAACATTTATTTTTGACGAATTTTTGACGAGCCGTCAGTCACTCCACGGCTAAAGCCGGGGGCTTGTAGTTCAGTATTGCAAAGGTATTAACGTCTATTCGACTTCCTCACTCCGTCTACATCATATCGGGACACTGACGAGGCCCGTTTTTCTGCCAAGATTTACTCAGCAGAAGTTATTTCTTTGCGGATTCCGAATCGCGGATGTTCGTCTCCTGATACCCATAATGTTCCGAGGAACTGTATGTTCATAGCACCGATGCGGTCATCGTTTGAACGATAACCGCACTTGTCACAGATATATTCATGGGTATCATGGTGGCGATTAGTCTTATGAATTCGTCCGCACTTAGGGCAGCGTTGGCTGGTATACTTTGGAGAAACTTTCAGGACTTTGCTGCCAACAGCTTCGGCTTTATAGGTCAGGAACTGTTCGAGCTGATAGAAAGCCCATGAACGTTTCTCACGGTTCTGCTTCTTCGTACCGCTAAGGTTGGATTCTTCAAAGCTAACACCAGCCAGGTCTTCAATTACGAACAAGGTGTTTGAACCGTACTTCTCTACGAGTGTCTTGGAAACCTGATGATTTATGTCAGACATCCAGCGGTTTTCTCGTCCAGATAGACGTTTCAAAGCCCTAAACGCAGACCATGTGTGTTTGCTTTGGAGTTCTTTCCTGCGGTCGATGAACTTCTGCCGTTTACGGAGTATAGCATTGCCTGATTTAAAAGTGCACTTGCCGTTTTCGTCATAAGTAGACGTTAAGAAACGCAAGCCTCTGTCAATACCAACAACATGCTGGACTTGTTCACGGGTAAGCTCTTCATCCGACTCTTTTGAGCAAGGGATATGGAAATACCAGTTGCCCTTCATTTGGACAATCTTACCGGTCCCAAAAGTCCATGAGCCGTCGAAACAGTCTTGCCAGCAGCCGTCTACGAAGTCGAGCTTGATACGCTTGCCGAGAGTGTTCAACGAAAGTTGATGCGTGGCGAAGTCAAACGAATAGTCTCGTTTTAGCACCAAGTCCACTTGCGGACGGCGGAAGATGATGGGCTTACGGAGCCAACTGAGGTCTTTCGGTATATCGTACCATTCGCCAGTATATTCATCCTTGAAATGATAAGGATTCTGACGAAGTTGTTCCTGTACGGTTTTATACCGTGCAGTTACGGTGCGGAACACTGATACAGCCATCTGAGCTTTAAGCCCGAAGTTTTCTCGTACATCAGCGTACAAGGCTTTCTGGAGCTTAAAAGAATTAAGCTCAATGCCGTTGTCGAAGGTGTACTGAGAAACAAAATTGCAGGCTTGCCGATACTGTTCTGACATGTGGTTGAGAGCGGCAATCTGTTCATCATTAGGAAGAATCCTAAGTTTTAAGGTTTTGACCATTTGTTTTCACCTCTTTTCACTACTAAAATTATAACATATTTTGTAGCGAAAATCAATGAATTAGAGGTCTACATATTGAGTTGTTTTAGTATCAATGGGGCGCGAGCTTCCTCCCCATGCCTGAAGGCAGGGGCTTCCGCCCGCGCGTTTTTGGTGAATGGAAAAACAGCCTGCCGTCCGTGATGGATAGCAGGCTGTTCCTTTATTTGTCGAACTTTAAAACGACTTTCTTGGCAAGGTCATTTATCTTAGTGCGCCGCTGGTCGATTTCCTGGCGTTTCCGGTCGGGGTCCTTTTTCGGATCGTTCCGGATAGCCTTGATTTCTTTGTTGAGCTTCGATACCGAACTTACAGCGGTATCGACTTGCTTCAATTCCTTCGGCTTATTCGAGGAAGACTTCTTGCCCTTGCGCTGTTTGCCAGCGTCTGAGCGCTCGTAGTCGTCGTTCATGTCTTTCTGAATTTCATACATTCGGTTGATATATTCGCTATTCTGGCCGTTCTGACGAATAAACGAGCCAATGACCGGCATTTCATACCAATATTTAGCAGGTTCCGACGGGCGGCTGTTCCCACGTACATAGCTAATCGGGTCATTCAGCATGTTGGCCACGAAACGGCCTGCACTGCCGAACCATCCGCTAATCCAGTTATCAATCGCAATCGGCGACAGCTTGATACTTTTAGCAATCCAGGTGTCACCAATCGCCTTGGCTAATTCACTCGTATAGCTGGTAAACTGCATTTCAGACGGAGCCTTTTGCAAGCTAGCGGGGACGAGATTCCGGCCCGTCCAGAACGAATAGTTAGTCATCCATTCGATGAGCGGGCGGACAACAGCCGGATACAGGCTAGGTGTCATCGCTTCGGCGTACTGGCGCGCCCATTCCTTCATCCCGTGCGGGTCCGCGCCAGTCATCTGATTCAAGACGGCTTCGATACCGGAACCGAACAGGATACCGACTTCCTGCGGCTTCGGGATGAGCAGATGCGTTCCGCCTGGCATTGGGATGGCCCAGTTGGTATACTTCGTGTTTTCATCGAGTTCCTTGTACCAATCGTCGTCATGGTTGATAGCCCACAACCCCAACGACGGCAGGATAATCCAAATAACGGTGCTCAGAATGGCCCGCATGGGGTTATCTTTGAACGTCCGGATAAACTTGTCCGTACCTTGAATCGTTGCATTGAAGAACGGCACGTACTTATTGACTATCTGGCCTTTCTTGCCATGGCGCGAGAAGTCGAGCGTGATTTCACGGGCCAACTGGCCTGCCTGGTCGATAGACAAGCCCTGGTTGCGGGCGCGTCTAAATTCACCGGCACGGGTACTATCTTCGATGAGATTGCCGAACTTTTCGTACTTGTGCCATGCATAGCTGATGAGCTGACGGACCTGTTTCACGACAACCGGGTACGAGTCGTACTTATGGCCTAACAATTCCTTGGTAAGGTCACGGCTACTATCTGCATCTGCTCTCATGTACGTCGACATGCTGGCCCCGCTGGCATGGTATTCAGCGGAGAATTTCTTATCAAAGTGCAGCTTCCAGGCGCCACGTACATTATCAACAAGTGGCAGATAAAACCCCGTCTTGGAGTTTACCGTGGCCGACATGGTATCACGCAAAAGGTTACGAACGATGAAGGACGGGCTGATAGTGGCCCCAGTCCGCAAGGTCTGTGCAATGCCACTTGCGATTTTGATAGTGAAACGGTTTGCTTGAGCGTCGTTATTCGTGAGTGCGTCGTATATTTCCGGCGTCGTGCGGTATACGACTTGTTCCCCGTTCTGCCATACCGTGAAGGCAAAGGCCGTCGGGTCGGCGTGTTTTAAGGTCGGGTCACGGACGACAATGTCACCCAGGCCGGAGAAGTCTTGCCCCAGTTTGACGAATGTCTTGGCAACATCGTTCCGTTCGCACTTGCTAATCATAGATACTGCCATCTGCGACAAAGAAGTTATCGGGTCGAGGATAGGCCGCTTACCGCCGCCTTCGATGCGTTTAATCCCATTGTTGACGTTCGCATAACCGCCGCCCTTATTGAATGCCCCGATAGTGCCTATCATCTCGTCCATATCTGCGATACCGTCCGACATGTCACGATACATAGGACAATAATGCTTATATTTACGGAGCTTCCCGGCGAGGTCCTTGGAGATGAGGCCTTGCTGTTGAAGGATATTGACAATATTGGTATTAATATCCCAATACATCTGCGCTATCTTCTTGATGCTTTCGGGCGTATTTTGAATGATTTCCCGTGTCCCTTCTTCATCAAAACCGGCGGAACGGGCGTATGCGTCGTGGTAGTGCTTTTCAAGCTCTTCGGTACGCATAGCAATCAGATAGTTCCCCAATGCATCGTAGGCGTTCTCAGCGCCTGTTTTCGATACATCTTCTTTAGATACCTTATTAAGGGCGTCCATGATATCTTTCATGGTAACATTCTTCGTAATGGCGTGACCGTAAACCGTATTCAATACCTTATATGTATCTTCGGTGCTTTTGCCGCCCGTAAGGAACAACAGTGCACGGCTGGAGGCCACGTTAAGAGCCATTTGTGCCTGTTTGTGGACGTCATAGTCATAGGCCAGCTTACGGCCCAGTTCAGCTTCTGCCTTGGCAACGATTTTAGAAAAGATATGCTTGTCGTCTACCCAATTCGTATAGAACTTATCAAAGTGCGTGTGCAACCATTCCTTGGGATGCTTGCGGAGCTGTACTTTTTCCTTTTCGCGGGCGATACTGCCGGTGGCCCGTTCCGCGGCAGTCTGTCCCTGGTAGGTTTCATTCAGCTGAATGACTTTGTCGAGCTTTTCTTTTAAGCCGGGATGCTGTTCCAGTCCTTCGTCGAAAATCTTGGAATAAGCCGGATAGGTTTCGCGGGCCAGTTCCGGGTTGCGAATCATCATGGCCCCAAAGTCCATGACAGCGTTCTGCCGTGCCTGCGCTGGGGTAAGTCGTTCATTGACGCCGTTCATCTTATTTTCGGCGGCGTTCTTATCCTGCCGGTCCAGGACCTTATTTGCCAATTCCAGGTTGCCTTTCAGCTGCATGACGTTGTCGAGATGCAAGGCAAGGATACGGCCGTAGTTGCTCAGATTGAAGTACCCCATACGGTTAAAGCCTGCATGGGCGTGGCGATCATACAGGTCGGTAGCCTGCGGACGGACGGCTTGCTTCTGGTCCGGGTCGAATTTACTGGACTCTCTTAGTTCCTTCCGTTCTTTGTTTGTAAGGCGGCTTCCTTCATAGATATGGACAATATCGTTGATAGCGTCGATAATGTCTTGCGGTTTAACCGGCGCTTCTTCCTGTCCTGAATCTTGCGTTTGGCGGATAGAATAACGGGCTTGATTATCCTTGCTATTCGCTTTTCGTTCCCACACCTCGCCCGACTCAATCTGCCGGAAAACGTCATTTACGGTTTCCACCCCGGTGAAGATTTTCTTCATCTTCATGGCAAAGTCCTTGATTTTTTGGAACAGCTTGCCCCACGCCGTACCGCGTCCGCGCTTACGGGCTTCTACCCATTCGGCGTACTTGTCGGCGCGCTTTTCAGCGTCCGGGATAGCTTTCTTGATAGCGGTCTTCTCACGGTCCGTCAAGACGGCACCTTCTGCAAGGTGGTAGGCTTCATGGAATCCCGTGTTTTCACGACTACCCTGCGAGAGGGCCATATAAGCGTCCTTGCCATGGAGCTGTGCGTAGCCTTCGACAATCACGTTGCCGTTATCGTCGATATGGTGGTCTTTCTTCGCCTGCGCCAGTTCTTCGTCCGTCAAAAGAATCTCGTTCTTCAAGTCAACGACGATATGGGACCCGTTCGGCATGGTGAAGGTCATACGGTCGCCTTCGTCCTTGATTTCTTTGGCGTTCGGGAACGCTTCTTTGATTTCTGCCTTCAACTCTTCCTTAGAGCGGCTCAACTGCTGGCCAGCTTTGCGGATAGACGTTTGTTTCTTTTCGTCCGACATGTCGAGGCGTTCCGGCATGTCCATGCCTTCGATTCTGTCGAACAGTTCGCTCACGTCGTCGGCGGCAATGTCGATACGGCCCCTTGCTTCGGCTTCTGCAACCTGCCGTGTCCCTTCGTCGGTGTACTTATCAATCACTACCATACGGGTATTGACGTTTGTACCGGCGCGGTCAAAGGTGACAGATGGCAGGTGAATATCAGCCATCAACACGCCGTCTGCAATGCCTCTATCAGCCTTCCGTTTGGCTTCCGGGTCGCCATAGAACCATTTATCGAAATGTTTCTGGCAGGCTGAGCCGTCTGGGATGATTGCAATAAGGCGGCCGCCGTCCTTCAAGTGCTGGTAAGCTTTCGCTACGTGTTCGACGGCTGTCTTGCCGCCATGGCCGAACGGCGGGTTCATGGCGATCCCGTCGAATTTGTTATGCAGGTCAAAGCTTTCAAAGGTGCTTTCGACGACTTTAGCCCCGGCAACGTTACGCATGAGTTTAGGCGTCAAATCCCGGGACGGTTCGACAACGGTATTATACGTATTGTCGGGCATCCAACGGGCAATGGCCCCGTCACCGGCGGACGGTTCGAGCAGACTTTGGCCGGGTTTAGACTGTAGCCACTGGACCATCTTATAGCCGATAGGTTCGGGCGTGGCGAAATAATCGTGCCCTTCCTGCGACTTGGTGCGGCTGTTCTTTTTCTGTTTTCCGAAATAGACAGCCTTGGCACGGTCAAAGTCGGTGGCCTGTTCCTGCCGGTAGTCATTAGCCTTGCCGCCCGTGCCTTCTGTCTTGCTTCCTGGCAGATACTTCTTCCAGCCGTCGCCTTCCTGCGATTCCTCAAAGGCTTCGACATAGGCCTGTTTCAACGAGCGGGCCATTTCACCTAATGCGATGTTTTCAACGGTCCCGGCGCGTTCTGCCAGCTTCGTGGCAAAGGCCGTCTGTTCCATGTACGTGCCTGTATTGAGATAGCGGAAAATGGCGTTGGATTTATTGCCTACCCGGTAGATACGGCCTTCCTGCTGGATAGCTTCACTAGGCCGCGTCGGCAGCCCCAGATTGATAAGGGCGCGCTGGTACTTACCTGTCGTGTCATGCAGGGATACGCCCGCTTGTCCGGCGGCAGACTGTACGAGGATGATTTTTGTCTTACTATCGTCGCTATTGAACGCATTCTTATTCTTTTCCCGTTCGCCCTTACTGAGTGTACCATTATACAGAACCAATTCGTCGCCAAAGGCCTTGGACAGCGTTTCAATCGGCGATTCCAGGTCGTTTAAATCGAGGTCAGCGAGGTCCGGCCGTTCTGCTTGGAATTCGTGATACTGTTCAAGGATATGATCAGCCAGTTCGCTGTCCAGACGTTCCAGGTGGTCCATGCCTTCCCTGCTAATTGCAAAGGGATTGTCCGCACCACCTTTATTGAAGTTGTGGAAGATGACGACTTTCTTGCCTTCCTTGAGATACTCTTTGATAAGCGGAATGGCCTGTTTAGCCTTGATAGCTTCCAGCAAATAGTATTTCTGCTGGCCCGTGAACCGTCCTCTAAGGAAGTCACTTAATTCACTATATTTTGGCTGGTCCCGCAACCAATCAAAGCCCTCATCTATTTTCTTGCCAATGCCTGCATCGACGCGGATAAAGCCACGGTCATAGTCACAGGAAGACGACAACATGCGTCCATGCATAGCCCCGGATTTCACCATCTTGCGGTTAAATTCCCGTTCCATCAAGTCAGTATCGACGTCGGCACTTGGTCTTTCCAGACGATTATAGCGCATCTTATAGCCGAAATTTTCCATATAGAAGATTTCCCGGCCGTTAGCGCGGTTGTATCCCTGTTCGTCCATGGGGCCATAATCGGAGTAGTTGAACAGGTACCCGTTTGCATAATCGAGGTCGGCCACGTACTGGAACGGGGTTGCCGACAAGAACAGGACCTTAGAAGGCTGTTTTTTAGCAAAGGCCTTTTCATCAGCATCCTTGAACGCCTCTAATTTCTGATACCATTTGCTTTGCTCCTCTTCAAGCTTTTCGATTTGGTTGCGGATTTCACGGGATTCATCAGCCAACGACGGGTCATGGGTTTCATTATATGCCTTGCCGTTTTGACTATCACGTTTGCGGAGTTTCTTTATTTCTTCGTGTAATTTATCAAGCTTGCTGGAGATTTCCGGGTGCTTATCATGGTGATACCGCTGGAACCCATCCTTATGCCCTGTAACGGCGCGAACGAGTTTCAAGGCATCTGTCGGTGTGGCAGATTCGCTTCCCATGAGGTTATGTGACTCGTCGGTAATGACGAGGTCAAAGTCACGGTTGACGAGCGCCTGGTTAGCGCCAACGTTGGCATAGGTCGCTGTAACGGCTCCCTTACCTGCATCCTTGGTGCTGTCAAGCCGGGTCAAGGTAATACCAAAGTCCTTGGCCGCTGCTTCTTCCCACTGTTTGAGAATACCGTCAGACGGCGCAATGATGAGGATATTCTTTTTGCCAGCGTCGGCAAAGCGTTTCACAACACCCAGCCCCGTATAAGTCTTGCCTGTACCGGTGCCGTTAGTGAACATCATGCCGCTATGGTCTTTGAAGCGGGTTTCAGCAATGCATACATCTTCTGCCTGTTGAGGTAGGAGCATAGGCAGGGCCTTCTTGATTTCATCGAGAAGTTCGTCCTTTTGTTCTTTCTGTGCTGTTTCTACAGGGTCTTCATGCTGGGGTCTGTTTTGAGCAGCTCTAACAAGTTCGTCAGGTCGTCTTTGGTCATCGTCGGGAACTCGCTCAAGGCCAGCTCTAACGCTTCCTGGTAATTCAGTACTTCCGGTGCTTCCGGTGCTATCCTTGGATTCTTGAGTTTGTACTCTGCGATTGCCAGCCGTTCGGCCAGGAGAGGTGCTACCACTTGAAAGGCTATCATGGCCCATTCCCTGTTTTTGGGGTTCTTTTCCTGCCGGTGCAGTATCTTGTCTGCTTCCTCGCACGGCTGTTCTGCCTTGAATACGACTTTCCCCCACTGCGTTTTCACTGGCCCCTTCGCCAGATCGTGCAACCAGTTCGGGAACGTTGCTACTAACATTGTCATTCGCTCCTTTCAACTCTTCAATGCTGGGGTATTCCATAACAGCATTATATACTGCGTCGAAATACTTTGCATTTTTCACGCCCAATGTAGCGATGAATTCCTTGCGTAAATCCACCTTGTCCGTTGTGCCATGGTCATACAATGCGCCGACATAGCGGATAGCCGCCGTCAGCTGTTTCTCATCAAGTTTAGCATGGTTCGGCATGGCCTGTAAGGAAGCCCATACAGACTGTAAGAAAGGTTCACTCTGGGGTAGGGTGTCCTTCATGGCCTTCGCCCAACGAGCGAATTCATTCAAACCACGCTGTACATGGATAGCCCCAAATTTGAGTAGGTGATACATAAGTGTAGGATTGAAAGCGGGGTTGGCACTCAAATGTGATAATTCCTTAAGAATGGCTTTCTTTTCCGCTTCCAGAGCTTCGTCGCTATCATCGAGCAAATGGAATGTCTTTTCAATCTTGGCGTCATCCTTGATAGCGTCCTTCTTAACGGCCTTTTTCGGCGTGGCCTTGGTGCTGGCCTTGCGCGGTACAGTAGGCGTGTCAGCAGGCTTCTTGTGCGGTTTTATACCAAACGCTTCCATGACAGCCTTTTCGGCGTCTTCCACCGTGCCAAAACGAATGTCCGCATCATTCTGCGTTTCTTTTGTGGCCGCCTCTTTCGTCCCCGCCTTCGTTTCTTCACCACGTAAAAACTTGTGCGCGTTGGCATTGGCCCTTTTGAAGCCAGCGCCACTGATGGGCGCTTTATTGAGATATTCATAGAAACGTGAATTTTCGATAGCTTTGTACTCGTCTGTGACTTGCTTATCGGCGGCCTTTGCATCTACTTTTCCAGCTTTTACATCATCTATCAAGGCTTTCGTGAATTGGATATACGCTTTGGATACTACGGCGGGTTTTGTACTGTCATCGGCCATAAGTTCGTGCAAACGTTCTCTTGCGTCGTCGGAAACGGTACGTTCCTTTGTTTCTTCTTTCCCGGAAGATTCCGTGATAGCACGCAACTCTTTATGGGTATTGTCATGGATAGCCGTGATTTCACGCTGTAACCGGCGCTTTATGAATACATCACGAATCTTATAGTCATTGATTGCCAAATCGCGGTTATCCGTTATGATTTTTTCCCCGGCAGTCGCCTTGGAAGGATTGTCTTTAGCGTCAGTAATAACTGCATCAGCAAGCCGCTTATAGGCGTCTACAACTTTTCTGGGCGTCGATTCCTTGCTATTCAGTAAATCGTGGAATTTACTTACTTCTTCTTGTACGTCACCTTGGGAACCTTCTTCGGCATAGGTACTTTCCTTGTCTTTACTTTCAGCTTGCTGAGATTCGGTGTTGACATTGTTACCTTTGTTTTCTTCATGCTTGACTTCCCCTTTCTTTTCCTCTGTATCTGCCTTTTTAGGCGTTTCTTTCGGCGTTTCTATGTTGTTTGTCGTGGGCGTTTCTTTCGGTGTTTCTACGGGCTTTGTAGGCGGCTTTTCGGCAAACCGCTCTTTCAGTGTCTTTCCTGTTGCGTGTTCGTAGAGTTTTGTGAGGACACGGGCCATGGACTCATACTCTGTCTTCATGTGTGTCCCATTCTTGCCTTCATCCGTGTCATTGCTATTCCACTTTGCAAGGGCATCCCCTTCGAGGAACGGCGTCATATTCTTGTCATATTGGCCTTTGACGAGGTTTGTTGCAATAGCACGGGCTTCCTCTTCGGAGTTTGCTTCCTGGAACGCCTTATGTAATTGTTCAACGTCAAAGTGCAAGTCGAGCGCATCACGGCCCGTGTATCTATCCCATATCGTGATTTTACCGTTATTCAAGCCGCCTTTATACTTGCCGCCGTGGCCACCATCGTCATACACGGCCTTCATAGCTTTTTTAGGCGCCGTTTGTGTTGGCGTGGGTGTGTTTACCTGCGCAGCAGGTTTTGGAGCCTGTACGGCCTGTTGGGAAGGATTAGCAGGCGACGGCGTTGTTACGGTTGCGTTCGAGGTCGTGGAGTTGGCTTTTGCCTGTTCCTGTGCCTGCTGGAGTTGGTCTGCCAATGCGGCCTGCTGTTCATCCGTGCCGTGTCTGAACGTTTCCATATAGCCCTTGAATTTCGGGTCGTTACGGTCGTGTGTGGAAAGAAGGTTGCCCAAACGTACATGAGGCGTCTTGACGTTCGCGGCAGGTTCCACGGCAGGAGCGGCCTTTGTCGGTTCCTTGATTTTCGGCGCCGTGGTCTTCTGCATGGCCTTCTTGACGGCCGCATCGATTTCGTCCTTATAGTTGGTCTTGATGTAGTCGCGGTTTTCGGGCGTGTCGATGAATTTAGCATTGCCGTTGCCATCCTTTGTGAACATACCATCGAGGGCATTGATTTCATCAATGTTGTTCGAGGTATCACGGATAGTCTGGGCAACGTCCGGAATGACGGCGTCCTGCGTGCTCTGCTGGGATTCTTCGGCCTGCTTCTGGGCGTTCTCTGCGTCTTCTTGGGCTTCCTGTGCCGTCTTTTCGGCAGAGTCGTCGTTCATGATTTCATTCATGGCCTGGTCGCTCTGGGCTTGAATCTTGTCCATGTCGCTCTTAGCTTCCTGCGCGGCTTGGTCTAATTCACGTTCAAACTGCCCGTTATCGCCGGCAACTTTACCCGATACGCCACTAGATGCACCGCCTTTCAAGATACTTTGAATGGAAGGGGCTGCATGTTCTTCACTCCAATGGCCTTCTGCGTTCCGGGTCTGTCCATAAATACCTGGTTCTACGTTGGAAAAATGGACATTGTCACCGTGGGCGAATTCTGCACCGGCTTCTCCCTGGTATTCCGGAATGACGAACAGTCCGACAGCTGGACCAGCCTGTTCCAACCATTGACGCGCCTCCGGGTCATCGACGATACCGCCGGAAACGTCAAAGGCAACGCCTGCCCCATGGTTATTCGGGTCGCCTTCCCTGTAGGACGATGAAACAATGAGATGCTGGCCGAATTTCTGATAGCAAAGGTTGTCCAGGACACGTAATTTCATACGTGTATCTTCTGTGAGACCGCTTACATTCCCGCTCTGGTCGGTGAATTCATCACTATCCGGGAGTGTCAGCTGTAAGCCGTCGTAAGTGGCACTGCCGCCACCGCCGCCGATATCGCCGAGATTATTATAGTTTTCCTTTATCTGTGCTAGATACTGGTCCGCCTGATCAGAGCCGTTGTAATCATGGACACCTGCCCACACGTCGCCGTTATTGCTCTTAATCTTGTCCACGAGAACGGCTACACCTGCCATGGCGTTCTGTTCCGGGTCGGTACGCCATTCCGGGTACAATTCGTTCAATCCCAAAGCATCAGCCGTAGCTTCTGTTACCTGCATGATACCGCCGTTAGGTGCCATGTGGATGGCATTTACATCATCGCCGCCACTTTCACGGGCCGCGATAGCTAATGCAAGCCTGGGGTCGACGTTATAGGTATTGGCCGCATTGATAACAGCATTGACCATAGAATTGCCAGTATTAGCCGACATACCACCGCCACTCCTTGCAGGCCGGTTCTTCGCTTCCTGTTCGGCCGTGGCTTTTTCAGCCGCGACAACGGTATCATACGCATGTTGCACTTCTTCCGGCGTGCCGTTACGCAATACGTCAAAGAGCCAGTTGAAATTCTTTTCGCCGCCGATTTGTTCAACCGTATTGTTATTGAGGAAGTTTTCGATTTCCTGCTTCTGGTCATAGGTTTCATAGTCTTTATAAGCTTCCGTAGCGGCGTCATCCGTGCTTTCTTGGGAGCCTTCCTGCGATTGCTGGAACGATTCAAGCGACGACGCGGCCTGCTTGATGAGGTCGGGATTTCTGCTATTGGCTAATTCGATATAGGCGTTGTACGCGGCGTTGCTCATGCCTGCCGGTTTGCCATGGCTGAGTGTGTCCTTGATACTCTGTGCCTGTTCCTGGGATTCTGCACTAAGTGGGGCTTGTCTTGCTTCGGGATGGAAGCCGGCCGCTACGTTGCCAGGGACGCCCATCAAGGCGCCGCCAACAAAACCGCCACGGGCCGCTTCCCAATCTTCCTTAGTCCAGGTAAAGGGATTGTACCACCCGCCGTCACGTTTTCCCTGCACATCGTTTTCCAGGGCGTTCTGGGCGCCTTCCTGGTAGCCTTCTGTAAGGCCGCTGGCACCTGCCAGCATGCCGGTGCGGGCCGCGCCTTTTGCGATACTTTTTGCCATGCCTTCCCCGGCACTACGGCCTAACAGTCCGGTCGCAATCCCCTTGCCGCCTTTCATGACGCCCAATTCAAGAGGCACCGTGAAGGTATCGAGGGCCATGTTCTTGAAGAACATAGGGATGGCCCGGCGCCGTGCTTCGTCTTCGCTCATGCCGTTCCGCATCATGTCATTAACGACGGTCCCGTATTCAGCCAGGGAGTCTGCCAGGGACGAGATAGGCGAACGAACGGTATCGGCAATGAGGGCCTGCCCGGCTTTCGACATGGCAAGGCGCCCTAACCCGGCACGGGACAAGGCAGACGTCAAGGCACGCGTACCACCTGCAACGGCGGCTCCTGGCATGAGGGCCGACAATGCCATGATAGGCACGGTCGAGCCGATACCGGAACCGGCGTCCGTCGCAAACTTATTCGGGTTCAAGAAATAGCTGTCGCCGTATTCGTTGTTCCACTGTTCGCGATAGTTCTGCATCCCTTCTTCGGCGCGCTGTACATTCGTCAAGATGCCATTGCCACCACCGACGGCGTTCTGGATACCGCCGACGACGTTAGCCAGGCCTTCGTCCGCCGCAACGACTCCGCCGTACAGACGCGGCCAGTTAGCCGCCATGTAGTCGGCAGAATCCTTCATGCGTTCATCGCGGACGCTTTCGTCTTCGAGTTCCCCGAACTGCCCACTGGCAACAGGTGTACCCGGAATATCCGAGTACACGCTGTCGTCGAGGGGACGAGGGGTGTAGTTAGGTGCAATGACAGTACCCATGCCCTGGAAGGGGTGTTCGAGAAAATTCTTAGCAGTGCTTAATATGCCAGACAACGAAAAGCCAGAATCGTCAGACGAGCCGGAAGAGCCGTCATCCTCATACCCCGGAGCGGCACCTTCTGAAACATTGGCCGCCGGGGTATTGTTCATTAAGTAATCGCTTAATTTAGACATTTACTCATTCCTTTCTATGCAAGCATCAATATCCGTCAAAGTTTCTGTTAGGCAGTAATTGTTCAAGCAAATATTTCGGGACATACTGGAAGGCGTGTTCGTAAATATAATCCCCGGAAGCGCCTTCTTTTTCCAGCATCAATCCCTGGGCAACATAAGCCATGGCGTTTAGCATGGTTTTCGTGTCATCGTCATATTTGCCAGCGTTGTTATTTACCCATTCAGTCAGCTTATCGACTGCATCATGGTCCAGCGTGCCGTCGTCATTCTGCTTGATAGCTCTTTCGTACAAGTCGGTTGCCATGTTCATGGCCTGTCGGTCGGTCTTATCAATCTTTTCGCCGCCGGAACCACCACTAGAAGAACGGCCGCTGTTCCTGCCTGCGGCCGCCCGTGCCGCATTGGTAGCGGCTACTTCTGCCGCGTGTGCCTGTGTAGTATATTCTGTCTTCCACTTATCATAGTTTTCCCTTTGCTTTAACTGGTTATCTTGAATCTTGCCACGCGTTACGATTTGTCCAAGCGTATATTTGTTCTGTAAATCCATATTGGATTGCTTGTAACGCTGTGCCGTGGCCGCACGGTCTTTTGCGTCGGCCGTTGCGTAGTAGTTCAAGCCGTTCGGGAGAGTAGCCAGCATCTGCGCCGACAGTTGCGGGTTGTACTGGGCCATGCTCTGGGCAATCGTGGCGGCGGTATCATACTGGCCGTTCATAGCGGCCCGGTAATACAGCGGATACAGTGCGCTGGTCTGATAGTCGTTATACTGCTGTTCTTCGGCCTGCCATACCGGTCTGTACCGTTCGAGCGTAGAGTTCACGACGTCAATCGGCATATCATGCTGGATGGCCCAATGGACAAAGTCAGACTCGTTCTTTTGTGCGTTTACATGTTTCGGGTGGCCGTCGCTCATATCCGTTTCAAGGCTCTGCTCTACCTGGTCGAACGGGCGGACGTTATACCGTGGCAGGTTATCCAAGGCAGCCTGCCATTCCTTCTTCTTATTTTCATCCTTTTCGGCGTCATATAAGGCTTTAGCGGCCATATAGTTCGGGTTGTCACTGCGGAGCATATACGCCGGGGTGTTATTGAGCTTATCCATTAGAGCCTGCTTCTTCGTCGGATCTGTTTCTTTATGGTACTGGTCGAGCATGTCTTTGTAATACGGGTTGTCAATCTGCGTTTCTCCCGGGAAGAGACGGTCCATCAACTTCTGCGGGTCGTTCGGAAAGATGCCGGTATCGGTCTGGTTTGTGGCCTGTGTGGTTGCGGGCTGGGTAGCGTTCGCCTGCTGGCCCGGTGTGATAGTAACACTAGCCTGTGGGGTCTGTGTGGCCGCCTGTGCATCGGTCTGTGTGGCCGGTTGTGTATCGGCCTGCGTCGTTGCATCCACGGTCTGAATCGGTCCTTCTACGGGCTGTATCGGCGCCGGTTCTGCCTTGATAGGCTGATTATCGACGGGCTTAATCGGCTGATTATCCACGGGCTGGATAGGTTGCACATCCTTAATCGGCGGTTCATCGAGGGGTTGTGCTTCCATGGCATGGACGGCCGGTACCGGGTTACTGCCTGCATCCTTATTGATTTGGTCGGCGTACTTCTTCGCGTCCTTCTTATTGTCGAACACGCCCAACATATTCCCAGTTTCATAGAAATTATACGCTGTCTGGTCTTCGTCAAGTGTCTTCCCGTCTGCCCCGGTAGCTGGCAGGATGTAGTGTTTACCGTCGATTTCGGTCACACGCACTTTCGGAAGGCCGTTACGGGTATCCACGTTACCCGGCGCAATCATGCCGGATACTGTGGTCTGTGCCGACGTATTTGTAGCGGGCGACGCGTCGGCGACGTCACCACCGCTTTTTAAATTCAGACTGTAGAACTTGCTGTACGGGTCGTTGCTGTTCAAATTAAAGCCGCTCATGCTCAGACTGCCGTTAATCGGATTGCCCAGCCTGCCAGTGATGGCCGGGATGTAGCTGTTGGACTTAGACGGGACGTCTACGTTAGCTGTCGGCAGGACGCCCATGCTCTGCGCTACGGTCGCTTGCGGATTCTTCGCGGCGGCCTTTGCGGCGTCGTCAGCGGCCATTTTCTGCAAGGCATTGAAGTCAAAGAGACCCTGCCCCTGGCCCGCCTTGCTCTGGTTGTTGAGGTAGTCCGCGAACGAGATATTGCCAATCATGTTACCGTCTGCGTCGGTTGCCGTGGGGTAATATTTCCCAAGGTTATTTTCTGCGTACATCGACGGCAGGAAGGTCGGCGTCTGGTAGTTGATGGCGCCGGTATCGGTATTGTAATTCAAGCGGCCGTTCACGCCTTGCAGGTTCGCCAAGAAGTTGTCCGATACCTGCGAGGGGTTCGCGCCGAAACCGCTATACGCATTACCGACGGCGGCTGTCTTGCCGTCTGCCAAGGTGGGGGTCGAGCTAGTATCATACAGCGGTACATTGTCCGGCATGGATACCGGGTTGTCCTGCCGCCAAAGTTGCTGGTCGGCTTCCTTCTGCTTGCGGTTCAAGATGTTCGCGCCGACAGCATTGCCAATGAGCATCCCCAGGGCAAAGCGCGGGTCCTGGAACGCGTACTGCGCAAAGTTCAGCTGCGGTAACGTCTGTGTAGTGAACGGAGCAGAATACTGCCGTGGTGCATAGTTCTGGCTGATATTATCTTCGATATAGTTGTATTTCGATTTGGCTGCCATTAGTTATCCTCCTTTACCCAGTTGTCGGTGCTGCCACCTTTGGCAATGAAGCCGTCTGCATAGTAGTTGTTGTCCCCGGAAACGTGCAGATCATATACCTTCCGTTCACCGGAGTAAACCATATTGACGACTTTGCCACGGCCTTTGAGGTTCGTTCCCAGGGTCATGCTACCGATTTCGACGAATCCTTTGTCCTCTGTGAGAATCGGCTGTGTCATCGTCGCCATGACATAGTGGGTATCTACGCCGTCTTTACATACGAGGTTCCACACGTCGTTATAATGCGGTTCCATGGTATGCAGGACCGTTTCTTCGGATTCCGTACCGTCTTCATGCGGGCAAAGTACCTTGTCGCCGACTTTGACGTCCGTAATCGGGATTTCCTTACCATCGGCCATACGGACCTTCGTTTCCGGTGCAAAGCAGAAAATGCTGGGGTTGCTGGCAAGGCCGGTGAGGATACCGCCGAACAGGCCGCCACCGCTGGTCTTCTGTGTCGTGGTCGTCGTGCCTTTGCCTGCCAGTGCGCCCAATGCGCCCGTCGTCGAGCCATTGAGGCCCAAAGAGGCGTTCCAAAGGTTGATGGCCGGTTGCTGTGCGCCTTCCTGTGCGGCCGCCGCCGTGGCAATCGGCTGGCCTGCGGCGTCGATGTTCTGGCCGTAGATATTCGCCAACTGCGATACTGTATTCTGCCAGTTCTGCGCCATGGCGTCGCTGGCGCTGTCGCTGATACCTCTAAGGCCGGTATCCATGACGGAGCTGTTGACCACCCCACGGGCGCCCATGTCCTGCAAGAGGTTGCCCATAGAGCCTTGCACGCCCTTCTTAATACTGGCTTCCATGGCGTCCTGGTAGGCTGTCGGTATCTGCCCTTGTGCCAGTCCTCTGAGGCCCTGCTGGCCCCATTTGATTTGGTCCAGGGCGTTGTTCATGAGGTCATTGTAATCTACCTGCGTGCTACCCAAAGAGCCGTACAGCATGTTCGCGGCGGTGTCGTTCAGCTTCTTCGCGTTCGGCATGACGTATTTCGAGTATTCCAGGGCCTGCTGTTGCAGAGCCTTTTCTTCCGGAGACGGGGTATAGGTCTGAGACGAGCTGCTGGACTTACTTTTCTTCCCCATTCAATCACTCCCTTTCATTCGCATTTTTCCACGGCTTGTACGGCCGTCTGAGTTCATTGGTAACGTAATAATCAATCGTGCCGTCGTCGTTTTCCTTCGGGGTGCAGACGACTTCGCGTCCCTGCTTATCTATACAGATATAGCGGTGTACGCCGTTGGTATCAAAATCCTGCATTATCTTCCAGCCCCACAAACGGATATACGGCTTAATGGGCAGGATGCAGATAGTAATGATACGGTCGTAACCGAATTGAAGGCCCATACATTCCAGGGCATCCCGCCAGAAGTGGGCGTCGTTGCAAAGGTTCCAGCAAAGGATAGCCTTGTTTTCCGGCATGGGCTTCCACTGACAGAATCCCCGGTCTGGCAGATACCACGTAGTGAATCCCGCCAGGGCCTGGAATTTATCGCCTGTCTTTTCTTCGTATATCCTTATCCATTCACTTAATTCCTTGCTTTCCATTCTATCACTCCTAAAGGTCTGCAATTTCTAGAATAATATGGTCTACCGTGAACCGGTCGTTCGATTTTACGGTAATGTCCAGGCAATCCGTCGAGTGGTTGCACCGGAACTTATTACGATCCGCCGTGGGAACTGTCACGTCCAGGGCGCCGTCGATGAATTCCGCCTTGCCTGCATAATCAGCCGTGAACTTCGTATCGACGCTCTTTAGGAGCATCCGTTCACTACTGATAGTGGCCTTCGGCTTGAGGATGTACTCGATAGGTTTGCCGTCGTCGTCGAGGTACTGCGAATCCCAGGCGTACAGCTTGCAGCCGCTGGCTACGATGATAGTCGACGTCGTTTCTACGATACTGTCTATCGGCATGTTGAATTCAAGGGTCGTCGCACTGCCCAGGAGATAGTTATAGGCCACAAAATACTTATAATCACTCGTCGGGCGGATGAGTATCATGCAGTGCCGTTGCAGATGATAGAACCGCGGTTCATACATATTCGTCGTCAATAAGGCGTTGAATTTGTCGCCAATATCGGACGACTGGATGTTCCCATATTCCATGACGGCCGATAAGGTCTTTAGGCCGCGTATGGACTGGAATATGACGGAACTGCCGATATTGACGGCACATCTCGTGCCTGCAATGTCGGTATTATTGGCAATCTCCGTTACCTGCCAGTTAGAAGGTTCTGCATCCCCCGACAGCTGATAAATTTTCCCGTTGGTCTTGATGAAAATAATATCGGTCGCAAGGGGGACGATGGCAGCTATATCGCCGCTGTCTCCGTAGCCGACGTCTAACCACTGTTCCTTATCGGCCCGGTTCGTATCTTCGGCCCAGTCTGTCCCGTCGCCGACGCCGGACAGATAGAAGCCGTCCGTGCCGTCCATGGATACCGCAATCCTAGAGAACCGCTGGAATACGATATTACACGTCGGGCTGTCCTGGACTACAGTCAACTGGCCGTTCTGCGTATAGTCGTAATATTGGAGTTTCCCGCCGCTGGCAATCCATACCTTATCCATGAATTTCGCGCAAACAGGGTCGTAGCTCCCTTCCAGGTCGCCAATATATTCCGGGGTCTGGCCGATGATGTACTTATAGGCTTTATTATGGTTCGTGAAAACCAGTAATAAGTTGGTGTCTACGTCATACCACATATCGCGTACGCTCTCGTTCCCGTCCATGGTATAAAGCAGGCCCAGCCCATCACGGCCCGTCAGGCGTTTACTGTCGCGCGAATAGATGTAATTCTGCGCTATCTGTAAATCCGACGCGTCGATTTGTTCCGGGGCCTGCGATACATTCACACCACCGACGAGGGATGAGAAGACGACGGACTGTGTCTGATGTTTGTTCAGTCTTCTCATGTTCTCTCCCTACTTCGCGATACAGCCAATCAGAAGGACGCCGGCCGCCACGGCCCACGTATCCCGTTGCCGGGTCAGTCTGGCTTCCTTCTTAGTCATTGAGTTGATTTGCTCTGTCAATGTCGCTAAGGATTGACTCTGCCTGTTCAAGGCTTCGCTGGCTTGACTCAATGAGCTGTCGGCTGTCGTCAATGACTGCCTTGTTGTCGTCAACTGTTCTTTCGCTTGCGTCAATTGATTCTGCAAGGCTGTCGAGTTGCTGTCCAACTTGTCTAATCTGCTCTGTAGCTGTGCTAACGTTTTCTCTTGCTCTCTGATTGTCGTCTTTAACTGATTGTACTGTTCGAGTGACATCTGCACTGTCTTCACGGGCGCGGCTATCGTAGTATCGGCACAAAAGCCAGCCAAAGGCGAACACAAGGACAAGGACAATGCAAGATACAATAAGGGTCTTTTTATTTTCGGCAATCTTATCAACCTCCTCTTTCAGCTGCGGAAGATACAAAACGGATCACCTCCTATAAACGCGACAATGCATCATGCATTTCACTGTCGAAACGGTTGTTCAAGCTGTCCCGGAGCGATGAGCTGTTCCATTCCGGGGTCTTGCATACACTGTATACGGCCACGATGAAGTCGTAGTCGTATTCCGGGGAGTCGATGTAGCTCAAATTCGGATAGCCGTCATAGTTGCCCGTCTGTGCGTTGAACATGCTGTGAACGGCTTCTGTCCACATGTCCAGGATATTCCCGACTCCATACTGTACGGCACGGCTCCAGATGACGTCCTTCATGACGTCGGCGTGGTTCTCGACATGGAAATAATTGTCCGCCAGAATCTGCACGGCCGGGTCGTAGTATGCCGCCTTGACGTACTCATGCTGTGCCTGCGCGAAGCCGTCACTGTCGCTGGCCGCGATGTTGCGCCACGCTTCATCAAAGCTGTCACTGCACAAAGGATATGTGTTGAGCTGTTCCCCGTACTGCGGATAGTTGCTATTCAGCCAGCTGACGAACTGCCCCAGACTACCTGCATTGGAGCTGAACTGATACGTCCCGTATGATTTTCCGCCGGGGTCGCCGTAGCCGTCACTGATGCAAGCCGGGTCGCCATTGCTTTCGTACTGTGCGCTTAATTCTCCTAACATAGTCATCATCCTTTCGTTTTATCAGTGTTATTTGCCGTTGTGGCCGTGTTTTGCGGTTGTGCTGGCATTGCGTATCGTGCGGAGTTGAAACGGCTGTCATAGCCGTATTTCGTCCAGCATGCCTTCCCTAGCCCTACAACCGTAGCGATACCGCCGATAACGGCTGTTACGCCACTCCAACAGCTCATCAGTTCAAAGTGCGTACCTCTCAAAGCATTACTCCAGTATCCGAAAAGCCAGCTTAACAGCACGAGAAACAAAAAGACCATCATGATAATGCTCATGATGATAATGAGCTGCAACCAGTGTTTTTGCCCCCACTGACCAAGGGCTATGATTGTTTTTTTCATTTAACCACCTGTGATTTTCTCGATACTTTCTTCAATATCTTCAATACGGCGCGTGTTTTCTTGCGTGGTATCTTTGATGCATTGCACGTCTTTTTCCAACTCGTGACGATGTTCCCGCTCCCCCTGGATAGTCTTGTCTAATTCAGCCAAAGTATCGTTCACCTTGAGGAGCGTTTCTTTGAGTGGGGCTGTAAACGCTTTACAAATCCATATCATACCTCCAGCCAATGCACTGCCGACGACAATGAATTCCCCTACTTCTACTGTCAAAATATCACCACCTTGTTATAATTATTCAAAAAAATGGAGTGATACACATGAAATTACCGAATGGATACGGAACCTGCTATAGATTGCCGGGGAATCGGCGGAGGCCGTTTGTCGTGAAAAAGACCGTGAATGGACGACAAAAGATATTGGGGTACTTCGATACATTTGAACATGGAATCTCCTACCTTTCGTCGGTCAATGCATCACCGCTATTGGATGACGACATTACATTTAGTGAGCTGTTTGCCCGTTGGAAGGCGACTAAATATGACCGCATTTCTTTATCTAGCCGTAAGAGTTATGATAATGCATATCGCCATTGCCGCAAGCTCCATAATCTGCCGTTCCGTAGTATCCGTTACGGCCATTTGCAGGACGTTATAGATGAGATACAAGCCGGATACTGCACCCAAAAGAAATGTCGTGGACTCATCGGCCAGCTGTACAAATACGCCATCAAATATGATATTGTCGCCACGGACTATGCAAGATATGTAGAACTAAAACCGCATATACGCAAGTATAAGAAAAAGCCGTTCACCGTGCGCCAGCGTAATAAATTATGGCGCGCCGTAGATACTATGCCAGCCGTGCAGGACGTGCTTATCCTTATCTATACTGGGCTTCGTATCGGCGAATATCTCCGATTGACGCCGCAAGATGTGAAGTGGCGGAGCCATTATTTCATCGTCCGACAGTCAAAGACCGCCGCCGGGCAGGGCCGTGCTGTCCCGATTCATAAGGATATTTACCCATGGCTCGTACAACGGAAGAATCAAGCCTATATCTGCCAGCAGGAAGACGGTACGCCTTATACCTATGACGCCTTTCGACGTCGCTTCGATAGAATCATGGCCGCATTTGGCATGAATCACACGCCCCATGAATGTCGACACACATGCGCCTCGATGCTTGACAGTTCCGGGGCCAACGATACCGCTGTAAAGAAGATTCTAGGCCACGCCTGCCGGGGAGTTACAAAACACGATTATACCCATAAGACTATTCACGAACTGCGAAAAGCTATTGATTCTATTTAGCTGTCGGGGAACTACCGAGTATTTCAGCCAAAGTCCCGACAGCTGCATACGTTACTACCCCTATAGACCCGCAGCAACGATGGTCAGTGACAGCAACGTGCGTCCCGAATAATGACACGTTTTCTGGGCAATACATTTGGGCCTCCTTGGATGGTGCGGGCAACCGGCATCATAATAATATATCACCTGTTGTGGCCTGTTATTGCTGGCGCCGGACGGCATGACTGTCGGGGAACTACCGAATGAAAAGTTTAGATTTTTAAATAAGTGGACAGCAACAGGAAAAGGAAGGGGGAACTGGTTCGCAGCTTCCGCTTATCATTGGGGTGACAATGAAGAATATTGCGATATAGATAGTATGGCCTATGCTAGGATGAATTTGCATCACAATAATGTATCTCCATCAATCGCCTGTTATTGCTGGCGACGGACAGCCTAGCTGTCGGAGAACTGGCACAACATTCACACCGCTTATATGGCGCAGATGATGACCATCCATTGCAATCGCACGCTGACTATGCGGACGTCCCGACTATAAGAAATTGGACAACGTATTATCGAACCTGGGTGAATTCAATAGCTAGTTCCGGCAACGACAAATATCACAACAATGTTAGCCCGTGCGTCGGTGCTTACTTGTGGCGCAGAACGGCTTAAACCGTACGTTGCCATAAGTAAGCAGATACACACGGGGCGACGTTATTGTGTCGTTCGTTATTACCAGCACCGTATAAATGAAATTCATTGCTTTTACCGGGTTCGCAGTAGAACGAACCAGCATTATCGGCTACGCAAACAGCGCTCATAAATTTTCCTTGTTTTGCATCGGTTGCTGATGTCCCTTGGGTACCGCTAAACAAGCGGTAGGGGTGGGCGTGATTAGCCAACTCTCCGACAGCTACGCGGTTCGCTTCCACACGTAAGCTGAAACGCAAGGCGAAAGATTGTTATGACGTTTATCATTACCAAAAGACATAACAAAACCATCGATATCAGTAATAGTATTGGTAGCGTACCCAACGCCCTCAAGTTTACTCGATTCAGAAAAAACACCAGATGTTGAAATTTTTACATTCTTATCCTGCCTTGCTATATTCCATACTTCACCATTAATATTTGGCAATTCTCCGACAGCTAGGCAGTGCGCTTCCAGATATAAGAGGCAATACCAGGGCTTATATTGGCGTGACGTGCCCCACCGCCAAAATAAACATCATTGCAAGCTACAACTATTCGACAAGCGTAATAGCCACCATTGACAGCCGCGGCTGTTTTCAATCCGCCATCTTGATTGGCCGATAATATGTTATATGGAGATTCTTTGGGAAGTTCCCCGACAGTGAGTTGGTGCTTGAACTCGCCGGTCTTATTTCCTGCCGTGAAGGTAAGCGTCGTGCCGTCCTCTGCTGTTGCCGTACCTTGCGCTACAAGTCCATAGCCAGCTGGCAAGGCTTTCCACGTGCCGAAGCCCAAAATATCTGCTGGGTTGCGGCTGTCAGTGATGCTCACGTAGACGGAGCCGACGGGGTACACGGCTTGAAGAACCTGCCCCTTGAGGTTGTCAATAGCCGTCTTATTAGACGATACATCCGTATTGAGGTTGTCAATAGCCGTCTTCATCGTCGTGATGATTTCTTTTACTGTTTTAGTCAAATCTATTGCAACATTACTCATTTCTTTTAATCACCTCGTGTTCTTAACGTGTTCTTTACAGTCCCTGATAAAGAGCCGGTAAACGGCTAGGTTACGCCATGCATCGCTGTTCTTAATGTGTTCTTTATGCTAAATACCATGAAAATGGCTTAACCACGCCGTTCGTTAGGTCATGTACGGTGCGAGTTCTTTTTCATCTTTGCAATTATTGATGGCATCACGGATGCTCATGAACCATTCATAAGCCGCAAGCTGTTGCGCTCTAGCGGCCTTCCCGGCTTTCATCAGTTGTTCCTTTGTTACATCTGCTAACACAAGGCTATTGGATGAGTCACGGACTTTATACGGTCCTTTATCTTCAATCAAGGTAAGGGCAATCTGCCACTCACGCTGGCTGTTTTCGTCGGTGCTGAATTGCAGATCATCTACCGTGACAGGGGCTTCCTTCTTTGCAATATACTTGCTGTACTGAACGTTAAGAGCCTGTGCCTTTAATTCACTGAGCGTAGGCGGTACGTATTCACGGCTTGCCTTTGCTTCGATGTAGGCCGTTACATTATCAATATAGCCGTCATAGTTGGCGTTTGGATAATCTTCATAGTTATCATCTACAAGACACTGCTTCTGGGTATCATCGTAGATGACTTTCTGGGGGGCGGCAGTAAGGCCGCTGTCCTTCTTGAAATTATCGGCAGTATCGGTGTACTGCTCTTTGTCTTTGATGATGAGTACATCACCATTGAGAATTTGGAATACTCTCATGTTCTCTCCTTTCCCTACTGATGAATCTCCTAGCCATTCGCACACGGCCAGCGTATCAACGGACGGCGCACATACACATAGACTGCCAGTATCAGGTAGTGGTGGTGGTCTAGGCTTGCGTCTGCTTGATAAAAATGGGAATAGTTCGGATTGGTATACAGACTCCAATGGTTCTCATTCCCATACCGTGACAATCTCCAGCGTCGGCGGTAACGGTTCTCATGAAAACAGACAGCCGTATCTTGTCATTAACCGTTGGAAACGTACTGCATAGCTACTGATGAATTGGCGGAGCACTCACACGGTGCCAGTGCAAGCACTACCAATATTTGGGGTTCATTCGACGCAAAGTGGTATTCGGGTGAATTCCCAACAAAAGGCGTCTTCTCAATCGCGCCGAATTATAACCGCCAGCAGGCGCAAGGCATTGGCACGAACCAAGGCAGTACTGTAACATTCAACAGTAATCATTTGCATAGTATTTCAATATCCAGTACAGGCAGTAATTCAAGTCATGAAAATCGTCCGCCGTATACCGTTATTAACCGTTGGAAACGTACGGCCTAAGCCGTCCTTTTCCACCTGTTAATAACCGTGTAAGGCTGTCTATTTTCGTGGCTCGCGCCACTCCCTGTATTACCTGCTGATGCAGAATGGCTATGGCTTGCGTTGATAGTGAAGGACGAACCGTTGCCGTCAAAGCCGCGTGCGTTTTCATAACTGCTTGTGCCAGAAGACACAATACCGCTTGAGTTGTGTTCAGCCCCTTTGATAGCAAAGTAGCCAGTCAGATTAGTCGTGGCAACGAAAATATTGTGACTATGGCTTGCCAATTCATCAGTAGTTAATTGGTGCTTCGCTTCGCCACCTGTATCGCCCAATGTATAGGTATAAGTCGTGCTACCTTCGGTGTAACTGCCTGCGGCTACCAATACGCGGCCTGCATCCATCTTGACCCATGTCGTACCAGCCCATAAGGTGTTGGGGTCGTCATTCGTTGTGGTTTCCCAGATACTGCCTACCGGGTACACAATATCAATGACTTCTTTTTTAGTACGTTGCTGTACCTTCTTCCATGTGCCGTCTGCCGACAGGTAGTAGTCGGTCTGCGTCCCTTTGGCCGGAGCCGGTACAAGACCAGCTGTGCCAGCCGCTGTTGAGGTAGCTCCCTTGAAGTTTACAACGCTCTTCACGCCGGTACTGACGGCGTTATCTACATAAGACTTAGAGGGAACCAGTTCCCATTTTACCGGGCTGACAGACGTCAATTTATAGATGTTGTTGCTGTCGTCGGTACGCATACACTGCATACCGACTTTGAGGTTAGTCGTCGGGAACGACGTGCCGGAAAACGTACTGGCTACGGACTGGATGTTCTTGTCCGCTTTCTCCAGATACGTATTACAGGCGTCCGTCGTGACCAGTTCATTATATTCCTGCATATTACCATCCTTTCGCAACCCACGAGACAATGCCCGTCGTACGGTTGCCAGAACTGTTCAGTAATTCGATTTCAAAGTACCGCCCTTTATCATCCTGCCCATCTGTCGTTAGGATGTTAGGAACGGGCGTTGTGGCCCCCGTACCGCCTTTGACCATGGCGTTGACCTCTGGGGCATTATAGTAATGCTTGTTGTAATAGACTTTCGTGGCCGCTGTCGTATCCTTGATTTCAAGCTGGCCCTTATCGTCGGTATCGTCTATATCGACGTGCGGCGATACATCGTACAACAAAGGCTGTGCCTGCGTGGCTTTACTGACCACACGGAGCCGCAAGAGGGCTTTTTCATACTCGTAGTCCCCTACGTTGAAGTCCGTGAACTGTTCGTACAGTGGCGGCGTATCCGACATGGCCGTAAAGTCATCCATTTCCTTGAACGATGAGATTACCTGAACCGACTCGACATAGGAGTTACTGGCCCTTACGAACGCGTCGTACAAGGCAATATCTTCGGCTGGGTTCTTGCCTATATCCCGTGTGAGGCCGTCGCCGATACGGGCCAGGTCTTCGAATCCACGGATGAAAACCATATCCCGGTTAAAGGACTCATCGGTTCCCACGGCTTCATGCAGGGTACGTTCGAGTTTCACCAGCCGTTTGTCGGCGATGGCGATACGATCATCACGAACGGCGTAGATATTCCGGTACACCTTATCGAGTGTTTTCAGCTCTTCCCGAAAGGTTTGCACGGTCTGCCATATCTTTTTATAGCTGTCCTGTACATGGAATCCATCGAACTGCGCCGACGTGGTGTGTTTCGTGATATGGTCCATGGCTTTTACCTGTTCGCGTGCCAATGTACGCATATCATTCCGCCATTCGTCCATGACATGCAGTCCGTCATACAGCTCATGTTCTATGGTCTGCCGTTTATTCTCGATAACAGCAAGGTCTTCCCCTTTATTCAATTGGGATGCTCTACGCAACGAATCCATGAAGCTAAAGGCGTCGTCCAGCTGTTTGACGGCCGTCTTCTTCACGGCTTCTGTGGTCCGGATATCCTCTGAAATATGGATGAGGAATAACACATTGTCCCAGTATATTTCCGTCGTATGAATCATTTCACTACGGACAACCTCAAGGGCTTTATTTTCGCCGTCCGTGAACGTCACCGCCATTTCATCGTATTTCGGTTGAGCGTGGCTCATGTATCGTTCTATAGCGGTTATGGTTTCCTGGAACGCCCGTGACAATTTCTTTGGGAGTGTTAGGGTTATCCGTAGCGATTCCGGCCTCGTGGCGTGTATGAGCTTATTGTGATACTCCGCAATGGACAAGGTTTCTTGTACCGTACGGAACCAGTTAAAGAAGGCCGTCGCATCATCGACGATGATTACCGCCTCCCACGGATTGATGAAAACCGCTTTGACAGGCCGTTCTTTTACAGCAATATCCTCGGCAGTTTCCTTCCGCGTCTGTGATTTTTCCTTATCCGCCACGAGAACTATTTCATTGGCTGTTCGCCTCCATATGTTCGCCATTCTATACGTCTCCGTAAGCTTCGTTAGCTCATGCTTTGATATAGTTAGCCGCTTAGAATTTTTATCGCCTATACGGAGCGAATAGTGGTGTTTTTGAGCAAATTGGTTTTTCTCGTGGTCTTTTACACTGAAAGACTCCCTTTTCGTTCCCAATGTCAACTCATTCTTCTTGATTTCTCGTACTTTCAGGCTTTCGAGGCAGCGCATATTGAATAACACATTATCCCAATACGTTTCCCGAACGGCCCATACGTCCCTGAGTCTGATTGTACTAGAAATTTTACGTTTGTCTGCTGTATACAGGCTTTCCAAAGGGCGGGCATTCAACAGATAGCGGTATAACTCATCGACGGGTTTGGTAATTCCGGATACCTTGTCTTTGATTTCGGACGCTCTGTAGTATCTGAGTGCGGTGTCGAATATGATAGCGGGTTTCCCGTGCCTTCTGTCGTATTCTTCCAGCACCCAGACAGTCTCTTTATTCGTCGCGCTGTACGCCGTCTTGCCAAAAGCATCAAGCGTCCTGCTGGCCCGGCTGTCAGATAGAGTGAATGTGGTATCTGACAGCTTGTACAGCGTGAACGTTTTGGCAATATCCATAGGCGCTACGACAAGGTGAACTGGAAGGTCGTCGTCATGGTATCGTCAGCAGCTTTATTGATGACGTCGAATACGACACGATCAAGGAAAGTGCCACCGCTTGCGGCGTTGCAAATACCGGCTTCTGTGATAGCACCCGTTGCCTCACCAGCGGCAAATGTTGTTGTTAAAGTGAATACTTTCGTACCTGCGCTATGAGCGTAGCTGGCCGCTTTCCGCTTGAGTTCCGTAACCAATGCAGTCTGCGTAGCGGCAACAGCGGTCGTGCCTGTACCAACTGCCGTATAGCCCATGACGGCCGGGCGCGTCGGGTTGGCCATGGCGGCGCAGATATAGTCAAAACCGCCGTTCAAGATAAGGTTGTCTTTATGGCGGGTTTCTACGTCGCCGTTGGCGTGATGGATGACAACGTTCAAAGAGCCTTTGATTTTCATTTCGTCTTTATTCATGTGCTTTTACTCCTTTGGGTTAAAGAAAATACGATCAAATGCACTGCACGGCGGAATGAACGCCTTGATGTATTTGGTCGTATCGAGGTCGAATTCACGGATGAAGAAAAGCCGCTTGTCGGCGCTCTGTGCGAGTCCGAAAAACAGCCAGTCCCTATCTGCGGTATCAATTTGTAAGCTGAGTATCCGTTCATTGACGGTATCCCGTACGTAGAACGAGTCCGTCCGCTTGTCATAGCCGATATAAAGCGTAATATCCCGCCATATACCATCAGCGCCTAAATGCTGTGCTTCGTAGCTGTCGACGGTGAAGGTCATATCCTTGACGGCGATATAGTCCGTTTGGTTCGGCTTGTCCCCGCGCATTTCTGCAATGAAGCAATCCGTGAGCGGGGCCGTCTTCTTGAACCAGAATCCGATAGAGAACGTTTCTGGGATACTGCACGAGTATTCCAGCTGGCCCACATCGGTAATGAGTGCACCGTCATTCCAGCGTACCGGGGCATAGCTTGTGTTCTTCTCCGTCAGCAGTGTGCCGCCCGTGGCCTTACTCGTACCGTCGATGACAGCATCAAAGGTATCATCAGTCTTACCGGTATACCGGGCTATCTGCTTTTTCAGCTCTACGCCGTCCAGGTCGCCCAGGATACCGCATACCAGGATATGCGACGCCTCGTAGCTGTCGACGGTAAAGGTCATGTCGCATACCCTTAACGTCTGCTCCGTAACGGCATTGATTTTACAGTCAATCCAGTTACGGGCCTTTATCTTCTGCGGCAACGATACTTTCATGAGGTATTCGCCGTTGAAGGATTCCTTTTCCAGCCGCAAACCTTCCATGGCCGCGTTGTAGTACATGTTCGTCTTTATCCCGCTATAGCCCAGCTTGTATTGGTTATAGTCGAGGATGACGTTCTTATTGATTTCCGGGTCGCTGGAGAGGTAATACCAGGTCGCATCCACGGAATAGTTGCCATGGTCGTCGACGGCCTTTATCATGAAGTAATAGTTACCTTCGTTCGGCCGGATATAGCGATATTTATTGACCTTCGAGCGAAAGATTTCCGTTCCCTGCTCCCATTCCTGCGTCTGCCCGACTTTCACGACGTACTTGATATTGTAGATAGATAAAGCATCCCAGTAGAAATACAGGTTGGCCCCGTTCTTTTCTACCCAGAAGCCTGTGACGTTCGGGACAAAACAGGATAGGTAAGCACGTTCACCTTCTCCGAATTGGTCGTAATAGGCTATATACAGCTCTTTGATATCCGGGTTCGGATACAGGAAGACGTTATCCACGGTCTGATACTTCACGCCGTCTATGTACAGGTTGGCACCGATACAGTTAGACGGGATTTCCAGGAAAGTAATGAGCGTCCCTTCATTGTTCTTGGTAAAGGATATGTCAGACGGTGCGGACGGCCGTCGCTTGTTATACGTGATGGTCCGGCCATTGGATACCTTGCCATGCTTACTGATGGCGAACAGGTATATCTTGCCGCTGGCCGTCGTCGGGATAGACAAGCTGGACGTGGCTACGGTCTTTTCCAACAGGCCATAGGCGTTGCCGACATCGGCATTGGTGCGGACTTCATAGTAAGCCAGGTCGGCGTCGTCGACGGCGTCCCAGTTGAGTACCCCGCCCAGCCGGTCGAACGTCAGTGTGAAGTTGCGCGGCATGGGGAAGTCGCCTTTATTCGAGGCGTCTACATCATCTGCCGTGAATCCATTGGCTACGTTGACCTGCTCATTGACGGATTTCAGATACTTCCTCAATAGGGATATAAGCTGTCTGCCGTCGCCCTGGATAGCGGTCGGAAGGTCCGGGAATGTCAGTACTTGTTTCTTGTATTCTGCCATAGCATCAACTCATTCCTGTGCTGATTGCCTGCTGTAAGGCATTGACGATATTCGTATCCTGGCTTATGTCGTACTCGTTTTCATTGAGTGCCAGGAGGACCGCCGACTTGACGATGATATCGTTGATAGCGTCGTGGTTGAATGGCAGCTCTTTCGTCGTGCTGTCGATGAGGGCAGGCGTCGCAAAATATCTGAATTTCACGGCGGTAATGTCCGGGTCGGTGATATGCACGGTCCCGGCTGTCATGGCCAGGGGATACGTTCCACAAGCGCTCATATAGTTCTTCGGGATGGAATCCCCTTCCCTCATGGTCGTTTCCTCTACGAGGACCGGCCATTTGGCACCAATGAGCAGGCTGGCCACCTGTTGCGTAGCGGTATTGAGGAATTGCAGGCAACGTTCATCGCTGTATTCCTTGCTAATGTCGTGCGTCTCCTGCCGGATACGGGTAATGGCATCTTCTACTTTCATTCAGTCACCCCCTAGCAGATGAACGGCATACGCTTTTCCCCGTTGGCGTATTTCCGCATGGGTACGACATTGGCCAAGGCCGCTTCCACGGCCTGTTGCATGGTATCGCCGTCCGGTGTCTGTGTGAGGACCATACAGGCCAGCTTACACAAGGAATCAAGGAAGACGGCGGGCAGGTCGATTTTCCCGTTATCCAGGTCAGTAATACTGAGGAACGCGGCGTTATAGAGCATATCCACGTCTTTCACCCCGGCATACAACTTGTTACGGAAAATCTTATACTCATCCCAGCGCGGCGGCCGGATAGCGTCTCCGGGATGCAGGTCACGCCCGTGGCCGTCAACGATACGGACGAGAGTAAGGAAGTCTTCGGGCAGATCTACGCCGGTAATCGGCATGTCGATATGCTCTTTCGGCGTCGGTTTCTCTGCCGTTTCGTCGGACGGGTCCGTCGATAAGCTGGCATTGTATTCGTCAATTTCCCGGTTCATCTCGTCCTGCCGGTAGTGCTGGACCTTTTCGAGGAAGTCGCTGTTGATGTAGTACTGATTGACGTAACGCAAGACTTCGTTGATAGCCTGGAGAATGTCATAGTCGCTGTACTGGACTTCGTTGTTGTCGCCCAGTTTATAGCGGATGAGCTGTTTGAGTGATTTAGCGGTAATCATCCCAGCAACACCGCCCCACGCCACGTACGTTTCTTGTGATTAACAGCGAATTGTTTCCACACGCTAAAGAATTTTTGGATGTAGTACTGGTATTTTGCCTGGTTTCCTTCGAGTTCTGCCCGTTTGGCGCAGATGAGCCACGGGTCGAATCCCCAAAATTCAGGTGGGATGAATCCCATAAGCTGAATCCGTTCGTTCTTATCGCCAGCCCAGCCGCCGTTGTCGATTTCATTGACGCGCCGGGCCGCATCTACAGCACTCGATACATCGACAGTGTTACGCAAGCAAATCTTGTCGCCGTCCTGGTAAATCTTCTGTTTTGTTATCATGCAGAGTCACCACCTTTATACAAAAAGAAGGGGCGTGAACCCCTTCTTTCATGGAATGGGCTATCGTTTAATATCAACGATGGAGCAGGACGCTTTCGGCTGTGTCCCTTTGAGGCCCAGGCTGGCTTCGATGACGAATTTTTCGTACGTGCCGTCTTTACTGAGCTTTTCAGGCGGTACTTCGTGCGGTTTTACAAGATATTTCATATCCCAGTAAGACAGGTCGAGGATGTCGATACGGTTGTCCGGGTAAATCGGATGGACGTTGGCGTTGACGAGCCCAAAGGCGCCCTGGTAGGACGTAGCGAATTCCGTGGCATTAGCCTTTTCGTTGCCTTTGCGGGTAGCCGTCATGGTAGCCAGGACGAGCTTGATGAATTCACGGTACTTAGACGAGGACATATACGCCTGTGTAGGATGACCGCCGCGTTTAGACGTCATTTCCATAGCGTTATTGATGTCGTCGAGTGTGTACGTGCGTTTCTTACCCAAAGAGAGGACGTTGTTCGTTACGATTTTGACGTTCGTGCCAGCGGCCGACAATGTTACCTGGTCGTCTTTGATGTTTTCGATAGCGCCTTTCTGCGTATCAAAGATGGTCAGTTTCTTGCTGTTGGTGCTGTCTACGCGTACGTAGTAGTACAGGCCGTCTTTGAGGCCCGTCGGCATGGTATCAGCGACAAAGTAACAGATATCGCCGGTAGCCAGGTGGGTTTCCGTGGACGACGTGACGGTGTTATCCGTGGTGGATACGGTAACGTCGATAAGGTTCTGCTGCATGAAGAACGGCACGCCGCCGGAACGGGGCTGTACCGTAGCCGAGCCGTCTACTTTCTTTGTGGAGTTGACGAGCATGTATTCAATATCCTGTGCCAGGCCTGTGTAAGCGTCATAACGGAGGTCCGCAAGTTCGGAGCCGTGTTCATTCTGGTACGCTTTCTGGACTTTATTCTGTGCATCAGATACCATGCCGGTCTTCTGGAAGAACTGGACGTTATTCGAGAGGCCTTCGATGGAGCCGCCCGGCTGGAACTTGTAGTCTTCCATTTCGAGGTGGGCGTTATCCTGTGGCGGGAACAAGCCTTTCGTCATCCATGCGAATGTCATGGCCTTTGCCGGTTCAGAATCACCGAATTTGGAGTAAAACAAGGTGAGTTCCGGGGTAATATTGGTAAGGATAGGGCTGATATCCTCTGCATGGCCGATAGCATCGTAGGTGTACGACTGGTTGGCCGATTTATTCAAGTTTCTCTGTACATCATATGCCATATGTTTTCATCTCTCCTTTATCTGCCGCTGAGGCCTGCGATGAACGCGCGGCGTTCGCGGACTGTCATATTTCGCATCTGCGTAAAATCAATGGGTTTGGCCGGTGCTTTCGCGCCCGTGCCAGGCTGTTCGACTTTCGGGACCGGTACTTTCTTCGGCTGCTTCGTCAGATCATTCGCTTTAGCATAGTACGCCGTGCGGCATTTGTCGTAGTAGCCTTCGAGTACCTTGCACTGCGCGGGGTTGATATTCCCGCCCTGGAGGGCTTTGATAGCATCCCCGATGACAGCGGCGTCTTTATACGGCATTGTCTGATAATAACTGCCCATTAACTGATTAATGTCGGCGAAATGAGGCTCTTCGGCCTGTTTCTGCTGCGTAAAATCGACAATGCTCTGATAAATGGCCCGCTGTTCGTTTTGTGCGGCCTGCGTCCGCATCTGCTGTTGCTGGATAGCGCCAATAAGCTGTTCCTTATAGTAGGATTTGGCAGTATTGAAATGCGCTACTTTCTGTTTCACGGCGTCGTCGTCGGAATATTCAGCGGTATCAATATCGTCCTGCGTAATACCAAGGGCCTTCATGGCCTGGTCGGTCGCGGCTTTATCAATATCGGCAAACATCCGTTTCTGCTGTTCCAACTGCTGTTGCTGGGCCTGCATCTGCAAGGCCTGCTGCTGTTGCTGGTACTGCTGTTGACGGCGCGCCTGTTCCTGCTGATACTGCGCGTATTGCAGTTGATACTGCTGGGGGATACGGCTTTCGTTGACGTTCCCCTGTGCAATAGCGGTATTCAGCTCGTCCAGCGTGTACGGTTCCGTATGGATGAGCGGTTCGGGCTGTTTTTCGGCAGCGGGTTCGGTTGCCGCCGGTTCGGCTGGTTTCGTTTCCGTCGGTTCGGTCGGTTCCGTGGGCTGGGATTCCGCTTCATCCTGTGCAGGCGGTTCGTCTGTCTTCGTTTCTGCTGGTTCCGTCGGTTCGGGTTTGGCGGCGGAAATGCTCTTTCTGCCGGTGCGCGGGTCTGTCACGAGATACAAAGACTCCGGCTGTGATTCCTGGGCGGCGCCCGCGACGTTTTCGTTGGTAGTCGTTGCCGTGGATACATCTGTCGTTTCTCCTTCTGCAAACAACTGTAAATTAAAGTCAAACACGTCTATTCTCCTTTCTGGTTGCGCTTTTGCTTTGCAATATCAATGATTCCTGTCATGTAGTGGTACAGCCTCATAGCGGCCCGGTAGTCGCGTTTCACGTCGTCAGCGGGCTTCGTGGGGCTGTCCAGGTCTTTGAGTGCAGTCTGCTCTTCGATTTTCAGCCAGTCGTCGAGGAAGGACTTGAGGTCTTCTGCCTGCTGGCCCTTCATGATGAGGTCCGCTAAATATCGCTTCTGGGCCGCTTCATCGCCGCTCCGCATGGTGTTGAGCAGTTCCTTTAGCTTACTGTTGTCCATTCATGGGTCCCCCTTGCGGCTGTGGTGTTGGCTGGGCTTGCGGTGCTTGTGGGGCCTGCGGCGTCATCTGCGCCAGCTGGTCCTGCGCGATCTTCGCAATCATCGCCTGCGGGCTGGTGTTGCCTGCTGTCCGGGTGTTGATGATGTTCACTTGCGCGTCAAGCGGCAAATCGTTCATGTTCGCCCGGATAGAAGGGATAGACGCCACGGCGGCCTTGCCTTCGTAGTCGGCCTGCTTCAAAGTCAACTGCTTTTGCAGGTCCATAGCTTCCTGGGCCTGTGCAACCTGTGCGGCCTGCTGTGCCTGCTGTGCCTGCATCTGCTGGGCTTCCTGCGAATCCGGGTCCAGCAAAATGCCCTGCGTATTCTTTAGGCCCATTTCTTCCAGGAGTGCCGTTCCGGCGGCGTAATAGCTCTTAGGAGTCGCTACGCCTGCTTGTGACAGTACAGGATATACGTTGCTGAGGAGCATCATATAGCTCTGTATCCGTGCTTCTTTCGTCCCCGCGCCGTTGCCGACGTTGATGATAAGGTCATAGTCGATATCAAGGTCTTCACTCTTGACGGAAACTTCCTCGTCTTTAAAGCGGAAGGTCTGTACTGGTTCGCCGTACTTCTTGTTGAGCAGGATGAGGAAGCGAATCATAGGGACAATCCAATTTTCTGCGAACAGTCTTGCAATGAGGCGTATACGCTTATCTGCCTGCCCAAGAATGGCTGTGATACCCGTGGCCGTACTGTTGAGGGAGTTGGCGTCTAAGCCCTGGTTGTACTTCGTACTGCCGGTACGGTTTTCCAGCTCGCTTTCGGCGTAATTGACTAGATCCATCGTAAGCGGTGAGATATTCGCCGGTGGCGGGTTCGCAATGGCCGCGTTCGGGTCGCCCTTAATCGGGACGTACTCGTCGCCGTTGAGCAGTGCGTCCATATCCATTACCGCCGTGAGGTCGATAAATTTCTGTTGGTCATTGTTCTTCGCAACGTTGATGACAATCTGCTTGATAAGCGCCGTCTTTAGGTCCTGTAAGCCTTCTACTTGCTCTGCCAGGGCCATGTCGGCGAATATCTTGCGGCTTTCGCGTACGCTCCCCATCGCAAAGAAGGGAGCAATATCGAACTCATTGGTTTGAATCGATAACGGCGTATCCCCGACGCAATGAACAATCAAATGCTCATAAATCCCGTCGCCGTTATAATCTACGTCTACGTAGCACTCATACAGTTCGACGTCTTTAGATGCATTATCGCCGTCGTTCGGCCTCATATGGTCATCTGACAGCTCTTTGTTGATGTACTCGTCGGCTGATGTATACTTCGTATCACCCGCCGCCTCAAGGGCCTCGTCGACGTTCTGATACGTCCCGTCCTGCTCTTTACGCTTGAGATAGTCGCCTTTCACAATCTTTCGATGTGCCACGAATTTGCACTTTTGAAGTGTGCTGGCTTCCGGCGTGAAGCGTAATTCCGTGGGCGGTACATACTCGACAACCGGGTAGTTGGCCGTTACTTTGACGTGGTCGAACTGTACTTCATACAGATCCGGCGCGTCTTTCAGCTGCTTGACCTTCTGTATCTCGATTTCTCCCGACAGTGACGCCTGCGTAAGCATCATCGCTTGTTGCATATCGTTCACATCGAACATGAGCTTGTAACGCGTACGGTCTTCATCCCGCTTCCACCACACCTTCGCAACGCCTAGATTCGTCCCCAGGGCGTCGTCAATGACGTCATTTACGAGGGACGTATAGTTGTTCTTACGGGTGAGCTGGTATTCGACTAAGTGCTGTATATTTGTGGCTGTATCGTCATTTTGAATCGTACTACCAGCGATAGTGACCGGCGATTCGTTGCCAATAAAGACCTCTACCAGGCTCGGCTTCATCCATTCAATGATATTGTTGAAGTCCATGCTGACGAATTTGCTCTTTTTAGACAAGTTCGGCAGCTTCTTTTCGTATAAGTCCTGTTCCCCGTTGCGGAGCTTGCGGCGGTGTATCAGTTTCGGCTCTACGGTACCCTCGTAGTACTTCTTCGCGACGTCAATACCGTCTTTGACGCTCATCATGATCTTCTTGATTTCGTCATCGTTAAGCGTGTCCAGGGAAATTGGTTGTTCTTCCGGCTCTGCTTGCTGTAAAAGCCAGTCGGTAACGCTCATCTGCTGTGGGGCGTCCCGGCCGAACAATCCGCCCGTGTCCTGTGCGGCGGACAAGCTCTGGTTTAAATCCTCCATCTCATCACCTCGATTGATAGCTAAATAAGGCCCTCAATAGGGCTATGGGGCAATGCGCGGACTCGAACCGCGATAGCTTATAGCTGGTTTACTTTAACCTACATCGCCATGGGTGGCGGGGAGCTACCCCGCCTATGATAGAAAGGAGCATGTTACCGTGGAGTCGCCCTTATCCGGTGCGGCGTCGCTCCACGTGCTACATGTATCCGGCCCGGTGCATCTTGCCACGGGTCATCTGTTTCCACTTGTCTGCCATACTCGTATTGTCCCGGTATAGCTTTGCACAAAGATACGCTAAGCAGTCCATTAGATGGCTGTACTCGTTCTTTTCCGGCTCGTCGAGTGTACGCCCGGCCACGACTTTACGATGATACCCGCCTGTAAAGGCTTCTATGAGCATCTGACAGCGCGGGTCCAGCTGTAAAAGCGGTTTCCCGTCGGGTGTAAGCGTCGTGAGATAGTACCGTACGGCTTCACTGCGGCCCGTCTGCGTGAGTTCGCCCGGCTCTACTATGATTCCGTAACGGTCGCGGAGTATTTCGTTTGCGGTCTTCTCGTCGCTCTGTGCGCGCTGGTTGCCTGCCGGGTCGCCGACAGCTGTATACTCATAGCCGTTATAGAAGGTCTGCAATTCCGCTTGTACGGCGCGGCCATGTGCCAGCATCCCACAATCCCACGATTGCAGTTCCGACAGTATGAGTAGCTGCCCTTTCGCCGTCGTCTGTGCGATAATCGTTGCCGGGGTAAGGCCATAGTCGAACGACAATAACAGCGGTCTGCCTTCAATCGGTCGTAATTCCTCGTTGGCTACGTGCCGATTGTAGTCGAATTCCGGGTAATACTTCGGTTCGGCGCTGACAGTCCAGTTAATTTCATACTCTCGCTCCCATCCTTCCGTTGTCGTCCCTTTCTTTTCGTGTGCCTTCCACTCTTCGGAGCGCTTAGACGGGTCCGCGGTATAGTGTATCCTAGCAACGTACACGCCGTTGCGGCGGTATTCATGGACGCCTTCGAGTACGTCATGCGGCTCTTGTTCTTCGTCCGGCTCGCCTTCGTTTAATTGCCCGGTAACAAGTTGGCAGAAAAAGCCCGGATTTGCTGATGAGTCGATGAAGATACGCCCGCCGCCTTCAATCGTAGGACGGAGTGAGTTCCAGGTGGCTTGTGCAAAGTCCCAGAAGGCCATTTCTGTGCAGTATACGACAGATGCGGTGTACTGACGGAGCTGGTCGGCCCCTTCTGCGACGGCCCGTAGCTCGACGCCGTTGGAGAACTTGATGTAGTCATAGCCCATCTTAGAGCGTGTCTTGCGCTCGATAGCTGGCCATTCGTGGCTCTCCGGCAGATGCTCATACAGAAACATGAAGCGGCTGTCCCCCAGCAGATAAGCGGAGTCATCGTACTTCTTGGACTGTACGAATATCGACAGGTTCTTGCCGAACATCGCGTAATGCAGAAGATTAGCCAGGCACCGCCAGGTCATCATCATACGTCGGCTCTTTGGAAAGGCCGCTACCTGCTCGCCATGGATAATCTGATCTACGCGGGCGAGGTAATCCAACTTCGGGAAATGCTCGACAGCGCCATTCTTCGCTTCATTGACGGTGTAGCAGCAGTCACTGATAAATGCCGTCGGGTCGTTCTTCCAGACTTTCCACTCCATCAGCCGCATCAGCTCGACTTTCTCTTTCAAGCTCTTTTTGCTAGTTTTATTCGTTGTTTTTGTCGACTTCATTCTATCAACCCCGGGTCAAGCCAGCCAAACTTGCATAATTATTACTTATCAAGGCCCTTTAGCTTGCTTTCAAGCTCTTTGATGCGTGCATCTACGTCGGCGTCTGTTAGCGTCTCGACTTTGACTGCCCCGCCGTCCGCGCCGGTGATTGCATTTTCTACACGGTCCTTGAAGTGCTGCGGGTCGAGGTTCTTGAGCTTGAATATAGCTGCCGTTGCGTTCGGTGGCGCTTTTTCTTCCGTTACCGTCGTTTCCTTGCCAATTAAGACTTCGTTGCCGTCCTTGTCGTACCCATACTTGTACTTAGTCGTGACCTTGCCGGCAATCGTGCCACCATTGGCACTGCGGTCCAGCTGTTCAAATGCCCGCGCCGTTTCGGATTTCTTCGTGCTTTTTAAGGCTCCCAAAAGTCCCAAGTTTCCTTTTTTCCACGTCTGCAAAGTCGTGTAAGAAACGCCCATGAGTTCCGTTGCTACGGCTTCTTCCGATTCTCCTAGTATGGCCCTGTGATAGCGTATACGTGCAAGCCCATCAGCAGACAGCCAATACTTCTTCTCATCGCTCGTTACTTGCTTCTTGCGCATCGTATCACCGCCTTTTACTCCTAAACTTAAAAAATTAAGGCCCTGTATGCCGTTCTAAGCGGCTTTTACAAGGCCTTGCATGTATCTGTATGTCTGATTACTGTTTCTTGCTGTTCACCACGTCATCCCACTTCCACGAGATTTCCAGGCAGTCCGTACCGTGATACCACTTGACGCTGTACTTCCACATGCGCAGATAGCGTATCAACGAGTCTACCGCGCAGTCATCGTAGCCTGTCGGCAATATGATCTGCACGCTGGCTGCTCCTCTACGGGTGGCTTCGTCTATTTTGCGCTGTGCGATAGCAAAGAGATTCATCGTGCTTAGTCGCTGTTGCTCAAATGCTGACTTGATTTCTTCCATAGTCTTCTCCCGTGATACGACAAGAGCCGCCAAAGCAGGAAGGCAGCCCAATGTCTATGTGTTTTTGTGTAAACCTTTTACAGAGGTGTAACAGGATTTGCGTGTGGACAGTGTGTGCGGCGGAGTGCCATAGCGCCATCTACCAACCCTCTCGCCGCCTTGTCCGATGAGGAGATTCTAGCTTTACGCTAAAACCTTACACTATTATTATACGTGGTTTTCATGCCGGTTATTCTTAGAATAAGCAAAAATGGCAAAAAAAATAAGGCCGGTACTCATGGTATCGGCCTTTCTCCGCTATTTTATTCTTTGTTGTCCTGGTTGAGATTCGGGAAGCAGCTTTCCGGCTTCATCCAGTCATCCACCTCTTTAATCGCTTCTTGATAAGCATCTTCCACGCCCAGGACTTGCACGGCGTTCAGTGTGGCAATTTTATACGTTTCATGGCACAAGTCGTTATACAATGCTTCTTTTTGGGAAACATACCCTTTTATGAGGGTTATTACGTCCTCTCCGCTTTTGAGTCGGCGGAAGAGTGTTTCGAGAAAGTATGCGTTTTCTTCGATTTCTTTCTTAGTCCGTTCGCTCGATGCGATTCTTCTTTCCAATTCCTGTTTTACTTCTTCTTTTGCTGTCATAGTTGCCACCCCCTATTCTTCAATGATTGTCCGGATATCTTCAAAAGACAATCCGTTTTCCAAATATCTTTCCAGTTCATCCCCAAAAATCAGGCCGTGTTCGTCGGTTTCCGGCAAGCCACAATTTTCGATGTAGTCTTCCAGATTCTTGTCCATATCTGTTTCCGTTCCTTCTGGGAAGTTCCGCAAAGTGTGTTTCCAGATGCTATCAAGCGCTTTTCTTTCTTCTTCTGTGATATTGTACTTCATAATCCCGTCTCCTTTCTACTCCCTGGGGCTTCCTGCCCTCTTTCTGATTATATTATAACACTTATTTTGGTTATGTCAACATTAAAATTAATTATTTTTATGAATTTCTACGGTGTAACCGTACTTTTCTACAATCTCACTAAGCTCTACATATTTCATAGATCCGTTTTTGATTTTGGCATTAAGGTTCTGCTGGAACATGCCGTTTTCGCGGGCGATTTCCGCTTCCGACTTGTCTACATCGACAAGCCACTTTTTCCACATCTTCTGAAATTGTTCTTTTGTCATTTTACATCACTCCTATCTATTGATTATATATTATTACACATTCCATAAAATGTCAATGACATTATTTTATTTTTAAAAATAATTAATTTTATTGTTGACAACATCTAGTAACATGTGGTATAGTTTAGGCAACAAGAAAAACAGTGTTACAGAAAGGAGAAAACACCATGACAATGTTAAAGAAAAACGCCTACACTATTGACGGAGAAGAATTGCAGAAGAGAATCTTGAGTGAAATTGAATCACTCAAGTACAACTACCGCGAATGGCGGTTAGCTGAACCTGGCTCGCATGATTCGGAAACCTGCTACACCCGTTACGAATGTAATTTAGCGGTTTTAAGAGCGCTGCTTCGTATCCAGGGATTAGACGGCACACAGGTGGCAATGATTGTAAACAACATCAAGGATTTGGCAGAATACGACTCCATTAAATACAGAATTAGTGTCCTGGACGGAAAAATCGACGCCCTCGGAACAAAGATGTACGACATTGTAAAAACTTTCAAAGTTGAGGACGACGGCGAAAGCGAAAAGCCAAAATATTATGCGGTTAAAGCTCAGCGCGACGAATTAATCAAGCGCCGTAGCGCATTAATATGGAAAATCGCTAGATAGTAGTTGTGCGGGGGCCGCAAGGCTCCCGGATACAAGAAAGGGAGTATAAATCATGAAATTAACAGCAGAAGAATTGAAAGAATTGGAATTAATCAAAGACTTTACCGGCTACAACTATGTAATAGAACCGTTGCCGGAACCGTTGACCGTCGGCGTAGAAACGCACAGAATCGCCGTTTATAAAACGGTTAATGGTGCCAATACTTATCGCCCGATCATCACGGCGACAGACGATGAAGAACTTGTCAGCCGCACAAAAGCCGTACTAGCAAACATGACAGCCCGGTATGGCGAAATCATGACATGTTTGCTTAACAAGAATGTCGGCGGCGACGAATTCTACGTCACCTATTGGCCAGAAATTGGGGTAAAAGATAACCCGGAAGTCTGGTACAACTTGCGCCGTGGCGATAAGACCATATCGACCATGTTGGACCGTGAAACGTTGTCAACGCTAACGCATGCGTTGGAACGTGTATTAGCTTGATTGTTTGGGCCTTACGGCTCCCAGATATGAAATGGAATACGGCGGTGTTACAGATAACTTGCCGTGGTAGTATGGTATAATAACGATAGAAGGAGGATGGAAACTATGAAATACGATGTAACTTACTCTTGCGGCCATACAAGGACCGTCCAGATCTACGGCACGGCCGCCGAAAGAGAAAAGAAAATTGCCTGGTATGAAAATTATGCTGTCTGCCCCGACTGCTACGAAAAGGCCCGGCAGGAAGAAGCCGCAACAGCGGCCAAGCAGGCTAAGGCAGACGGCCTTCCGGCTCTTACCGGCAGTGAAAAGCAAATCCGGTGGGCTGAAAGTATCCGCAAGGAAAAGATGGCGGCCGCCCGTGAATGGCTAGCCCGTTATCCTGGGGAAGAGGCAGATAAATGCCTAGCCTGGTACGGCAGTCATGCCAGTGCCTCGTGGTGGATTGACCACCGCGACGAACGGCCCCAGCGGACAGCCAAGTTAGGCGTCGTAGAATGGAATAAATAAAAAGAAGGACGGCTCGCAATGAGTCGCCCTTCTTTTTTTATTCTATTACGCGGATAAGGCCCAACTGGCACGCAGCCATTTTAGCCAGTGTCCGCACGTCGTTGACTATCGTATAGTATGTATTGCGGTCAATCCCCAACTCTACTGTCGTCGCTTTCCAGCTTTCCCGGCGATGGTATTTGCAGGTAGCTACACACCGTGAAATGTCGTCCAGGGCTTCGTATACCCCTGATACGAGTCTAAGCCATCGTTCAGGCCGTTTGATGACGACGCCGTCTGACAACGTCACTTGCTTTAGCTCCGTGGCCAGCCGTATGCCTTCTAATGCTGTCGGGTCTGATACGAAAGCATGGCCGTTACTGCCGCCGCTATGGCCGCCCGTGACGTTCTCCCTGGCCAGCCGCACGGCCCGCTTGATTTCTCTTTCTCGGTAAAACATAAGCTCTATGTGTCGCGTCGTGGAGTCAATCGCGGCGCGCTGATTGTGGTGCATGTGCATCCCCTCCCATCGTTACGACTCGTATAATACCGGCGTTCTGGATGCGACGCCAGCACTGTAAGCACGGTTCCGGGTTCGGTAGCTCCTTCCCGGTTTCGACGTCCATGCCCCACAGGTACAAGGTTGCTCCCTGCATTTCCTGGCGGCTAGCCGAGATGATCGCATTTTCTTCTGCATGTACAGATTTACATAATTCGTATCTTTGTCCATGTGGAACATGCATTGATTCTCTGTAACACTTACCTACATCGCAACAATTAGCTTCTCCTCGCGCACTGCCGTTGTAGCCGGTACTGACAATCTCGTCGTTATTGACGATGACAGCCCCGTAAACGCGGCGTAAACATGTTGCGCGTTTAGATACAGCTTTAGCTATACCCAGATAGTACGCGTCCTTGGACGGTCGTACACGGGCGTTTTCCATGGGAATAAAAGTCGGGATTTCGTTGTATTGCGCACGAACGAAAAGTGCGGCATCATGCTTGCCTTCTTCGTCCAGCTCATCAGCTATTTTTAGCGCTGTTTCCTTAAATGCTTCATCGTTTCCTTCTACCTTACAGCGGATGAGCATCAGTGTATCTCTAGCCGCTTTCGTCGTAGTATAAGTTTCCATCGAATCACTTCCTTTTCCACATGAACAGCGGCGAGCGGTGCGCACCGATTCGGTGCCCGTCTAAATCCGCTTTGCCGGCTTTTGTTTCCCACGGATTCCGCTTTTTTCTTGCATACAGTAGCTTTTCTTCATCGCTCATCCGATGAATTTTTACTTCTCCCGGTGCATACCAATTTTCCATGTTTATCACCCGTTCTTTCAAAGTAAAATAAGCCCCGGGCCAGCCATGTTCCGGGGCCTCGTGTCATTTATCCACAGCAGTTGTATTCGCAATCATCGGGTCTGATTGCCCAGTCATTGCTAAGCATGTCCGCCTGGCTTGCGAGCCACCCGACTTGTGTCCCTTGTGTGCCCACAAAAACGATTGCCGCGCTTCCCATAGTCGTATGATTAGTGTTGACTGCGTATCCATCCGGGTTGACATAGCTGATTGCTGTCCCGAGTACGATGTACTGTTCTTTGCCGTTCCATCCGCGGCGATAGCACTTTCTACCTTTTTTCAAGTATTCCAGCATTTCACCAAACGTCAATTTAGTTTCCGCTTTAGTTTCAAAAGGTTCATACGTTTTTCTGAAAATATCCGGTTTGCACGGGTATTGCTCGCCGTTGACTCCTGTGATGATGTAATCTCCGATGCTGGCTTTCATGTCGCCTTCCAGCGTATGGATAATCATTTCTTTGTTTGCCCGATATGCTTCAATCACAACAGGTTTCTTTACGTATTTAGCCATGTTCTATCTCTCCTTTTTCATCCATGCTTTTACTCATAGCTGCTTTAACTGTTTCTATCATGCAATAATTGATTGTGCGGATTTCATTGCCTTCTACTGTAAATCGGGCCGGGTAGGCCATAGGGCATTGGCCATCTCTAACGCAATACTCCATAGCGTGGTCCTTAGTACACATATGTATACGGAAGGCTTCTAGCAGGTTTAATAACCTGATTTTATCGTCTTTACTCATTTGTCGTTTCCTTTAACCGTGTCGATTTCGTCGCCTTTGGAGAAAAATAGATCGCGGTTTGTCTTTGCTCTGGTAGTCCATTCGTTGGGCCGAATATAATCGCTATCTGTTAAGACATACCGTGCTTGCTTCGGTTCTCCCATCCAATTGAATTTGACATAAACGACATTTGGAATATCACATTTCGTTAATCTTGTTGTAACTCCGTTTCCGTACCCACCTGGTGGAACTTCAACGCCTGTCACTTTGGTGTGTGATTCCTCACATAGCACGGCTTCTTCTTTCGAGTGCCAATGTTTCCCGCACTTGTCGCAGATATATTCTGTTGTCATGCTGTCACTTCCTTCTGTTGATACCGCTAATCAGCGGGCAGATACAGCAACCGGCATCACTGTCACAGGCCGGGCAATATACAATGCCATATGTTCTTTCTGCATAGCATTTATTTCCCATACCGTCTTGATAATATTTAGCGCACCATTCTTTTTGCTTCTTTTTTAGCAGCTCTGCCAACTTTGCGTTTTCTTCGTCGGTCATTCTGTACACCTCTTAGTCTTTTACACAAAGGTTTTCCCACTTCTTGTAGACGTCAACATAGGTTTCGCCCTTGTCGCCGTTATGTGTGACTTCATAGTACATGCCATCCGATACAGTCGTGCTAACTAAGCACTTCCAATTTTGCAGAGTTTTGCAGAACCACACGACAAAGACGTCATCCATCGTGATTTGCTTCTGGTCGGTCTTGTCTACATGGGCGTTGAAATAATCCATAACAATCTTTCTTGCTTTTTCCTGCATCTGTATACCTCCTAAAATCCCCAGCTTACCATGATATTATCGTCATTGAGTGCTACTTTATAGCCGTCTTCGTCGAGCTTACGAGTCAATGCCTTATCTACGTTGCTATCGCCCGTGAGGGCCAGTGTGACGTAGTTTTTGCCGCTGAGATATGCGTGCTCAATGACTTCGTCTATGTGTCTTGTGCTAATGTCCGTTTTTCTCACTCCCTTCTTTCAGTTCTAGTAGTTCCTGGTTTTCGTACGCATTGCCAATGACTTTTACGCGCCCGTCGTCATTAATAAGCATATCCAGGTCAAAATCGACGAAAGGATATTGTTCTTTTTCTATGCAACGTGACAGCAGTATGCCCATTTCGTCGTCTATGACAAACCGCTTCGTCATGTCTTTATGGACGACTTCGATAATGTCGCCTTCGTAGATCATCACGTCATCATGGCTGTCGTCGTAGTAAGTCGTCCAGGGCATGATGGTTACTTCGTCAAATCTTGCGGAGATGACTTCATCTTTCGCTATTCCTTTGATTCGACGCTTCCGGAAGTCGATTTCGGATACATGTATCATGACCTTCTTGTCGTGGTGCCATGCCCGGTAGTCAATCCATTGAGTATCCATTAGTCTTCTCCTTCCTTTTTTCTTACTAACTTTCCATTTACATATATCTTTAGCCTTGCTATGACTTTTTCGCTGTTTCTGAGTACACAAGCAAAGTACAAAGTCACCAGCCCCATTACTCCCATTCCGGCTGCAATAAGACGATGTGCAAAGCAGTCCGCTGTCAGTAACAAGGCGATAGCTAAGATATCTATTGCAACAGTGTAGATTGTCATTATGTCGCTCAGCCTCATACTTACTCCCTCCTGTCCTTAATTAAACGTTTTAGATTCCCTTCTAATAGCTTTTTCTTTAGCTTCGGGTGCAGTTTATAGAGCGGGTGCTTCAAGTCCGTTATTTCGCTCACAGTGATTTCTACACGTGGGTCTTCGGCGTCGATACCGGCTATCATCGAGCCGTCGATTTGGGCTATGTAGCCGTCGTCCTCGATGATTCCCGCACTTTCGAGGATATCTGCCGTCGCCTGGACCAGCCCGAACAAATCGGGCCAGCCCTTGCGGTTTGGCATGTAATACGTTGCGGTCATCGTGACGGCGTAGTCAATTGGCTTGATTGGCCTTCTTTGCCCCTTTAACTGCCATAAAGCATCCTTGGCATATTCTCTATAGGCCTTACCCTGTACAAGGCCGTAGCGCGTCTTCTGGAGCGAATTTTTCTTAGTCATGGGCCGTCCGTGGATGGTGAATTGATACGTCATAACATATCTCCGAAAATGTGGTGCATCATTTCATTAATTTTACGTTTTGCATCTTCATCGTCTGCTTCTTTGTCATCCACGTCGTCTGGATCTGCTTCCGGTTCTTCCGGGTCGAGGTCAATGATGTGTTCCGTCGTCACTTTGAACGGTTCGTTGTTGAGTGCGGGCTTTGCTACGATGAGCATTACGTCCGCCAGATGGGTACGCATCGTAATGTCTTTGTAGTTAAAGCCTTCTATCGCGATAGAAAATTTCTGGTCCGGGCTGCTGATACCCAGGATGGTTGCCAATGTGGCTTCGAGTTTGATTCTTTCTGCTTTAGTCATGGTTTTCATACTCCTTTTCTTTGACTTCTTCGTTCGTGATTAAAAAATCTAAATACTGCCGGGCCTTCATGAGGTCTTTCAGCGGTGTCCCTTTCGCTGGGTAGCGGTACAGGTACTTGACGATATTGCCGATGTACATTGCATCAGCTCCCGTCGCTCCGCTGGTCATGATTTCAATAGCTTTCGTGCATTCTGTGCCGCGCCACGTGTAGTGGTCCGGGTGCTGTACATCATCCATCTGCATCACTCCTTTCTATAGCATTTCGCTGAATATGCTTTCAAAAATCGGTACAGGGATGGAGTTCCCGGCTTGCTTATACAGCGCTCGTCGAGAATTAACACCGGCAGCCGCTTCAAAATCTTCGTCGTTGTATCCTTGTAGCCGCCAACATTCTCTTTCTGTCAGATAACGATATTTGCCGTTACCTATAGGCAGGCAGCCACTTCCCGGCGCTCTGTCTGGGCGCTCCGTGATTGTGTAGCAGTAATCTTTAATAATCGGCAGGCGGCGTACAGTTCCCGTCTTCCCGATTGCCCGCAACATGCTGGGTGCTTTGACGGTATAAAAGTCGTCTACCGGACCGTCCTCTAGATAATTAGCAATGGGTTGCATCGGCTTTTGTTTGAGTGCATCAAAGTCAAAATCTTGACCGCCCAACACCGATATAGTGAATATTCGCTGCCTGGCTTGCGGTAAGCCAAAGTCTCTAGCATCCAACATGCGAAAACTGCTTGTATATCCCAGCTTTTTCAACTCGGTCATGTACCGCTCATGGTTATGCACCATGTAGCGGCTTCTTACATTCTTCACATTTTCCCAGATTATAATTCTCGGTCGCCACAATCCCATGTTTTTGACGATATTTAGCGTTTCCCACATGAGCGACGATCGAGTCCCACTTCCGGGGTCTGCTCCCTTTTGACGGCCTGCGATGGAAAAATCCTGACAAGGGCTGCCGTGAATGAGGATATCCGGCTTTAAATTCCATCCGCGAACGTCCTGCGTCTTATACGGTAGTTCGTTTGCAAACATGGCATTGTAGCTTCGCACCGCTTTTTCGTCGATTTCTACATAATCTATCGCTTTTACGGGAATACCTAAATTCCGCAACGCAACTCTAGGGCTGCCGATTCCGCCGAACAATTCCAATATTTTCAGCAATCGAATCACCTTCATTCATTTGCATCAGCCTCCTACTTTCCCGTGCTGCCGAATCCGCCTTGACCGCGCTGTGTGTCAGTCAGCGTCTGCACTTCTTTCCAGTAAATCGGGATATTCTGTACCACCTTGCCTTGCATGAATCGTTCTCCCTTTTCGATGATTTCCGGTTTGTCGCCAATATTGTCGAAAAGGCCCTGCACTTCGCCGCGGTATGAGCTGTCGATGACTCCCACGGCGTTCGACAACCGCAGTTCCCGCTTTGCGCCATAGCTGGAGCGCATGAAGAGCATCATGCAATAACCTTCCGGGATTTCAAACGCCAGCCCCGACGGAATCTTTACCCCGTGTTCGCCGGGATAGATGACGAATTTTGCGGGCGCGTAAAAGTCATAGCAAGCGTTGCCTTCCGTGATGAGCGGAAGTTTCACGTCGTCTTTGCTATAATCGTCGAGGATTTTCTTGATTTTAATGTCCATCATTTATGCTTGTTCCTTTCTAACACTTTGTTTCTTGCCTGGTGTGCGACGCCGGGGCGCGGCCCGTGGCACTTTATCGCCCGTGGCCGACATTCCCGATCATCTGCGCATACCGGCATGAGTTTCCCGTCTATCGTCACTACATAGTGCCGGTAGCCTGTGAGTTTCTTATGACAGTAATAGCAGCGTGTCATATTGCATCACCGCTTACTGGTTGAGCCGTTCTTTCAGAATCGAACCTGCTTTGAATTTCATGCTGTTGTGGCCCGTTGTTTCCACGGCTTCCCCGGTCTGCGGATTACGGACCGTCCGCGGTGCGACGTACTTCTTTTCAAAAGTGCCGAATCCCACAAAAGTGATTTTGTAATCCTGCGCCACCAGGTCGGCGATAGTGCCCAGCATTTCATCAAC